TTATCCGGCTTTCTCATCCGCCCCCGTCCCCAGAAATTCGCCCACATTTTTTCCTGTTGCCGGATGGATTGCCGTACGTTCGGCCACCTCCAGCAGGCTGTCCAAGCTCTGCGCCGAGCGGCGGCGCTGGCTGTCCAGGATATGGGAATAGATGCGCAACGTGATACTCGCGTCCGCGTGCCCCAACCGCTCGGCCAGCATCCGCACGTCCATGCCCGAAGCAATCGCCAACGTGGCGTAGGTGTGCCGGATGTCATGAAAGCGGATCTGCTTGACGCCGCAACCGTCCCGCAACGCCCGCCAGTAATGGTCAATGCGCCACGGCATCAGTGGGCGGCCTTCTTTATCCCCGAACATCAGGTCATGCTCAGCCCAGCTCTCCCCTGCCGCCTCACGCTCGGCCAGATACGCTGCGCGGCGCACCTCCAGCCAGCCCAGCGTCGGAGCGTCCAGCATCAGGTCCCGCACGCCTGCGTTCGTCTTCGGCGTCTCGATCTTCGGCTCATAGGCCACCCGCACCACGGTTTGACGCACGCTGAGGGTCTGCCGGTTCAGGTCCGCCCAGCGCAGGCCCAGCAACTCGGACTTGCGCATTCCAGTGGCCAGCGCCAGGCGGAAGAACGGCTCCAGGCGGTGGCCGTCAATCGCGGTCAGGAAGGTGCGCACCTCGTGCGGCTGCCAGAACAGCATCTCCTGCCGGGTAGACTTCGGCGGACGGGTGTTGCGGGCCACGTTGCGCGGCAGCACGTCCAGGCTGACGGCGTAGTTGAGCATCATGCTGATCAGCGTGCGGGCATACTGGGAGGTCCGCACGCCCTTCTCGCGCGCCAGATCGTTGATCATCCCGGCCACGTCGCGGGCCGTCAGTTTGTCCAGGCGAATGTTGCCCAGGGCAGGCAGGACATAGAGGTTCAGGTTCATGCGGTAGCTCTGGAGGGTTCCGGCCTTGACCCGCCCGGCGGCGTTCTCCAGGTATTCCTCGGCCCACTGCGCGACGGTGGTCCGGTCTGGTGAGCGCAGCGTCCCCTCGGCCTGAGCCTTTTTCAGGACATTCAGCTTGGCCTGGGCTTCTTTCTGGGTCTTGCCGTACACGCTGCGGCGCTTGAGCTTGCCGGTGCCGGGGTGACGCGACAAGGTGATGGTGGCTTCCCAGAGGTTGCGGTCCGCACGGAAATGCAGGGTCCCCTCGCCATTGGCGCGCTTCTTAGGCATGTCTGTCAACCCAAGGAAAGGCCGCCCCGACGAGGCCAGGGCGACAGAAAAGAGAGCCGTTCAGGTGTGTTTGAGTGTTTTGGTCGTCGCGTTTTCTTTCATTACGGCTCGCGCGATGGCTTGCGCCGCTTCGCGCATGCCCTGCGTCACTGGAGCGTTGTCCCGCTTTGGATCGATGGTGTAACGGCCAGTTGAGGCGCTGCGAACGACCGTCTGCTGTGCGGTCTTGCTCTTCATGGATGCCTCCGATGCCCAGATCTGCCGGGCGATTGCTAGAGCTACCCTCAGTGTAGGGGTGCCGTATGACTTTGGCCTTAATCCAGCTTACGGTCACTGGCGGACCTCCTTGAACAGCCGTGGATCATTCAGGCACAGCGAAAGAGACGAAAGAATCGGGCGGCAGTACCCCGCCGCACCCTTCACCCGATCAATCGAGCCAAAAGTGCTGATCTGCGGGCTATCGATATTGACGAGTGCCACCACCTGGCCCTGGCTGCCCAGTACGGGAATGTTGACTACCGAGAGATACCCGCGCTCTCCACTGTTGCCGTATTGTTGAACATCTTCGGTGTAGACGATCTGTTTGGTCTGGAAGGCCTCGGCAGCGCCCCATGCCTCGTCTCCAACCTCAATGGCCCTGGGGATGTTGTTACTGCGCCCGCCGCCACCCGGTTCAATCTTGACCAGCCACAGCTGATTACAGTCCGCACTCGGCACCATAAGATTGGCTGTGAAGCTTTCCGGGGCGTCCTCATAAAAAGCTTCAAATACAGCAATGACGGCCCTGAGATATGAATCGATGGCGTCTGTATTCCCACGCTCGTCGAGGTTGAAGTGCATTCCTTCCCGAAGCTGCCGGTTGGCATTTTCCATGCCGTCCTCGTGGTGTCGAGAGACTTCTTTCCAGTAACCAAAGACCTTCAGGCTGGCACTGGTTGCGATCTCCAGCGCGGCTTCTTCATCACCAGCGCGGGCAGCAGCAAGCTCCTCTTCCAACCTCTTTTTCTGAGCCTTCTCACGGAGCTCCAGCCCGTCCTTGAGCAATTTCGTAAATCCGGCGAAAACGGCAATGAACAGCCCTAGACCGATGATCCAAGGAGTCTGAGTCGGGATCTTGAAAAGTGCCGCTCCCAGCGAAACCAGGACGAGTATCACCGGAGGCAAAAAGTTGCCTATAGAAATAATGTTCGACGTGAACCGACGCCGCCTTGGACCCTGCTGAGTCATGGACAAAAAGCCGTCCCACCATCCTTGGGGCGACTCTTCAGGAGCGGCGTCGGCCATCAGTCCCAGCTCCGGTACTTTGTCGGCGTCCAGTGCCGTCCATCTGCACTGAAGGCGTACACGCGGCCCAAGTTGCGGACGCTGCGGTCCAGGTGCACAGGCGGGTACGCGGCGTTGTCGCTAAACATCGCGGGCCGCCCCTGCCACAGCGCCAGCCGCTTGACCACCATGGATCCGTCCGAGAGCCGGAAGGCATACACCTGGCCCCGGTCCGTCAACACGTCCCGGGCGTCCACCAAGACAAAGTCTTCCGCGCGAATTCCCCCACCGCCCTTCAGCGTCATGCTGTCCCCATCCACCTGAAAGACGAACATGCCGAACCGGCGGAACGGGGCCGGAATCGGAAGGTGCTGGCGGCGACGAAACGGATCAGGATCGGCTGGACTTCCCGCGCTGATGAAACCCAGCACAGCAGCTTTGTGCGGGACAGAACGACGAGGTAAAAAATAAGACTGGAACACAGAGAAGCTCCTTAATTCAGATCGGGGGAATAGTCGGTGGTCACGGCCATGACCTGCCCGATCACTTGGGCTTCGCTGGCCGGAATGTCTTCATGTTCCCGGTTCTCGGCGCGAAACACGGCGCCCAGCCGGGTGGTGGTGTACAGACGCAAGTGGACCCCCTCATGGTCCGTGATGACGTAGACCAAACCCTCGGCAGGCGTGGTCAGGTCCAGATCCAGATGCAGGTACGAGCCTGGGCGAACGCTGGCCCGGGAGGTGCCCTGCATCTCATCGGTGTCCGCCCGCAGCAGCAGCGGACGGGACACGCCTGGGGTAACAGCTACGTGATCGATCGCAGCGCCAGGATTGTCAGGCGAGAGGGCGGCACTGAGCGGGTAGACGTCCGCGCTGCCCTCACCCACCAAGGTGACCTCAGCAATCCCCAGGTCGACGCCCGTGGCCCGCTGCATCTCGCCAAGGGACCAGGACAGGGCGCGGGCGAGGGCGACAACTTTCCCAAAGCCCGCGTTGTTCAAATCAACTTTCCCACGCTCAACATCACTTACCCATGCTTGTGTGACGGAATCTCCGGTATCGGCGACGATATCCTCTTGCCCCTTCCCAAGCTCCAACCGGCGCATTTTCAGCTTCAGCGCCCATGCGGGCGGAGCTGTCCTAGTCGGCTTGTTCTTGGGAGTAACCATAGGCATAAGTCCGTACATGTTGGCCGTACTACGCACAATGTACGGATTGAGTTCCGCAAATCCTAAAAATAGGTCCGGGTAGACCAGGCAGACCCGCGTGTGTACATTGACAATGTACGGATGAGCTTATATTATTGAGATATGCGAATGAGCGAAATCAGGCGGCTGCGGGAGGAACGGAACTTGTCGCGCGATGAGCTAGCCGCCAAATCCGGTATTTCGTCGCTGACTATCCGTTCCCACGAATTGGGAACAGTCAATGGGACCGAGACTAAGACGGCCCAAGCAATTGCCGAAGCCCTTGCCGTTGAGGTTCAAGCTCTTTTTTTTCCTGCTGGTATAAATACATCCATAAAACAGGAAACATCCATATGACCCCCGCCCCCAGCCTCGCCCTCTCCGATCTGCTGGCGCTGACGCCCGCGCAGGCCGGGCAACTGCTGGGCATCAGCCGCAGCAAGGTCTACGCACTGATCGGTGACGGTCTGCTGCTCGCCTTCCCGATCTTCCCCGGAGGCCCCATCCGGGTGGCCCGCACGGACCTGGACGCCTACGTGGCCGCCCGCCAGCGCGAGGGCCAGCAGGCCCTGACCACGCACCTCACCCTGACCCAACCCGCGCATCTGGCGCGTGAACGGCAGCGCGGCCAGTCGGCCCGCTGAGACAGCAGCCCTCCGCAAAACGCGCGGGCTGAACCACACCTTCTAGACCTGACTGACTCCATCCAAGGCCTGAGAAACCGAGGAGTCAGAACAGGAATCCCGATTGCAGGGGGAATCCTATGTACCGTACACCCGCCAGCACACCCGATGTGAGATTTCCAACACTTGTACCGGGTCCACTCATCAACGTTCTCGCCCTTATGGGCGTCCGGCAGTCCAGCCATCTGGCTGGCTGACCAAAAAACATGGCACGCGCCTCTCAGCTCGCGTGCCACCTACAAAAGGAGATTCCTGCCATGAGCATACACCACCCCACGTCCACCCTGGTAGACACCCGTGCCCAACAGGCGGCCCGATTCGCCTTCAACGCGGCCCTGGCCAGCGCGCACAGCCACGCCCGGTTGCACCACATTCCCTTCAACCCCGTGAACGTGGACGCCGTGATCGCCTTTGAGGGCGAGAACTACGCCGTTGAGATCAAGGGCGTCGGGCAGACCAGCAAGACCGAAACGCTGGCTTTCACGGTCACCCGTCGCAGTACTGGCTTTGCCTTCACCTTCGACGCGGTGATCCGCAGCGAGCGGCGCAACAAGACCGGAAACGTGAAGGTCCGATACAACCTGACCGGCAAGGGCAGCTGGACCACGCGGGACGAGGCGAGCGCGGGACTGGTGGGGCTGGCCGCAGGGTGGCTGGCGCAGTTCAAGGGGACGGCGGCGTGAGCAAGCGAAAGAAGACCGTCGGCTGTGCCCACCCGCCCCACCGGCTATACGCCGGGGCAACGTATGACCCTGGCACGTACAACAACCGCATCTGGGTGGCGTGCTGCGACTGCGGTGCGCTGCTCCAGAACGCGCTCAGCCAGAAGACAGTGAAGGAGTTGGCGGCTCAGGGGGATGCGGCATGACTGCCCCCACCTCCGAAGAGTCCGCCCGCCTTGCCTACGAGCGTGCCGTGCAGAAACGGGACGCAGCTCAGTACGTCATGACCCGCGTGCCGTTGGAGCTGGCCTCAGAGGCCCACCAGCAGTACATGGCCCGTGCCGAGGCGGCCCACGCTGCGTTCCTGGCCTGGATGGGCCTGCGGGCGGCGGCATGAGACGGGCCACATTCCTGATGATCGTGCTGGCCATTGCCTGCATCGTCCTCGGCGTCTTCACGGAATTGCCGGTCCTGATCGGCGTGAGCATTGGGTTGGGCTTCAAGGCCTGGAAGATGGCCGACGCCGACGACTTGCTGAGGCTGTTCGCATGACCAGCCTTGTCCCCCTCTCCAAGCAGCAGTGGAGCGCATTACTTGACGCCGCTGGTGCCTCTCCGACGCGCTGCCGTTTCCTGGTGCGGCCTGTCGGCATTCCCGTCCACACCGACGTTCTGGCCCGCGCGCTGTGCGCTGACGGGCTGGGCAGCCTCGTTGTCTACCGGGGTGGACACCTCGACTACGGCTCGCACTGGACTGAGCGCCCCTGCACCTGCACTAACGGCAAGACAAGGCCCCCTCGAATCAACTGCCCCCACTGTCGGGGCGAAGGCACGGTGAGGAAATGACCGCCATCGAACACCGCCCCACCCCAAACATGACCCTGGCCCCCATCCACTTCGACCCGGAACAGATCGAACTGATCAAAACCCAGATCGCCCCTGGCGCATCCGACGGCGAACTGTCCCTCTTCATCGCGCAGTGCCGCCGCACCGGGCTCGACCCCTTCAGCCGCCAGATCTACGCCGTCATGCGCGAAGAAAGCAAGCAGGTCAACGGCCAATGGGTCAAGACCCAGAAGATGACCGTTCAGGTGGCCATTGACGGCTTCCGCGTGATCGCCGAACGGCACGGCCAGTACGCGGGCCGCGTGGGGCCGTTCTGGTGCGGTGAAGACGGCGAATGGAAAGACGTCTGGCTCCAGAAAGAACCACCCGCCGCCGCAAAAGTGGGCGTGCTGCGCCGGGGCTTTGCTGAGCCGCTGTGGGCCGTGGCGCGTCTGGAGGCGTACATCAGCCGGAAGCGGGACGGGGCGCCGATGGGGCTGTGGGGCAAGATGCCCGACGTCATGATTGCGAAGTGCGCCGAGGCCCAGGCGCTGCGCAGCGCCTTCCCCAACGATCTTTCGGGACTGTACACCTCTGACGAAATGGCCCAGGCCGACAACCCCAAAGACACCGCACCTGCCCAGACCACCCGCCCCGCCAACATCACCCGCGAAGTCCAGGAACAGGCCGGCACCCCCGCCCGCACCCCTGGCCCCAGCGAGGCCCTGACGGGCGAGATCAAGGCCCTGTGGGCCGAAGCCCGCCCCGACATTGACGAGAAGGCCTACGCCGCCAGATACAGCGAATGGCGCACCAACGCCAGCCAGGCCGCCGCGCTGCGCCAGGACTTGAAAGCCGTCCTGAGCAACCGCCCCGTCCCGCCCGCTGAGCCTGCCCAGGAAGCCCCGCAGACCGCAACAGAGCCGGACGTGGTGGACGCCGTCCTGACGCCCGCCCTGGCCACGTCAGAGCAGCGGCAACTGCTGAGCCAGCACGCCGCCCGCGCCGGAGCCAAGACCAGCCAGGACCGCGCATTCCTGTGGGGCTACCTCACGGGCCAGGAAACAGCCGTCGGCACCAAAGAGCTGACCGAGGAACAGGCCGTGGGCATCCTCGACACCTTCAGCGGCTGGGACAACCACGAGGCCGCACAGGCTTTTTCCGAAGCTCAAAGAAAAGTACTCGCTTTTTAACCCAAAGGCCGGGAGGTCCGCTTCCCGGCTCACTTCTTGATTCAAACACGGGGAGCCAACCATGAAGAGCGAATACACCGTCCGGGCCTACCGCACCGAAACCAAATACGACACGCACGATGACCTGATCAGCCTGCTGGACGTGCAGGTGCCCGCTGACGCCCTGGAATTCCTGCGCGCCGCCCACAATGCCCAGGACAGCAAGGACGTGACCTTTACCGTGCGGGTGGCCCAGCGCAGCGACGGCGATTTCCGCAAGCTGGTCTTCACCAGCAAGGGCAGCAAGATGAAGGACTTCGTGCCGGTGGCGACGCTGCAGAAGTGGGCAAACGCGGGCGATGACCTGAACAGCCTGTTCGATGCTGCCCGCTTTGAGCTGGCCCTGATCGTCCAGGTGCAGGAACCGGGCAAGGGCGCAGGCCTGTTTGAAGAGGCTGAGGAACAGCAGCCGGAGGCCCCGCAGACCGTAACGGTGGGCGTGCTGAACGCACCGAAGGAAATCCAGGCCCTGCCCAGCAGCGAGACCGAGGACGCCGAGTTCACGCCGATCACTGAGGACGCGGACAGCCCCGAAGCGTTCCTGGCCCGCTGCGCGATGGATGACCTGTCCACGCTGTTGCAGGCCGTGGGCTATGACCCCACCGACTGGGATGACCCCAAGAGCAGCGACGAAAAGGACATGGCCGAATGGCGGGGCATCATCTTGAAGCACTGGCCCGATCTGGTAGGCACGGAAGTCTTGGCCGAAGTTCGCCACGACGTGGAAGGGGAAGGTCATGCACCAGCGGCCGATTGAAACCGTGCGAGCTTCGGCCCCTTTGCCCCACTCCAGGGTCAGCGCTGATCTGGTGCTGTTCTGGGCCGATCAGGTGGCTGAGCTGCCCGAAGAAGCCCGTGAGGCCATGCTGTGCGCCCTGGCGTCGTCACACGGCGCGGCGTTCGCGGAGCGGGTGCGCGAGGCGCTGGCAGCTGAAGTGGTGGCAGCATGACGCGCACTGAGATTCGTGGGCTGACCTTGCGCCACCCATGGGCGTGGGCGTTCCAGACAGCGGGCAAGGACGTGGAGAACCGCACCTGGCACCCTTCCCGTCAAGGTGGCAGCGTGGGGATGTTCCTGGCCCTGCACGGCGGCTCAGACAAGATCAACAGCGATTATGCCAACGAGATCATGGACGCCTTGGTGTGGATGGAATGGCAGGGTTGCAATCTGCCCAGTATCCATCCAAATAGCCTTTCTGCAGTGGTTCATTCCGGCATCATCGCTGTTGCCCAGCTGGTGGACGTGCGACGGGATAGCCCGTCACCCTGGGCAGCCCAGAATCAGTACCACTGGTGTCTAAAAGTCACACCCCTTCCTGAAGCCGTCCCGCACCGGGGCGCGCAGGGGCTGTGGACACTGGAGCCTGAGGCTCTGGCTCGCGTCCGTGAGCTGTATCAGGCGGTGAGCGCATGACCCCCGCGCAGAACCTCAAATTTCCGGCCCCTGCCGAACCCGCCCCGCGCACCTCCCGCCGCCGGGAAGCCGGCACGTACACCACGACGGACAGCGCCGTGGTCGACTATCAGAAACGCCACGGCAGCGCCGACACCCGTGTCCTGACCGCGCTTGCTGAGCGGCACAACTACACCCGCAAATCGCCCATGACGGTGGCCGAGATCCAGGTTGAAACGGACCTGGGTCAGCGGGCCGTCGAGAAGGCCCTTAAGGCCCTGGAAGCAGCCGGGTTTTGCCATTCGGAAGGCCGGGCCTGGCGCTACGGCAAAACCCCGGCGAACGCCCATGCGAACGGTGGTGCGAACGGGAATGCGAATGACCGTACGTCAGTTAAGAGCGGCAACGCTGTCCAGTACAGCAAATTTCTTTCCCTGAAGGAAGTAGAAGGAAGGAGAAGGAAATTAAAAGACAACAACATCTTCATTGCTGGGTCTCTATGGCCCGCCCAGATTCCGCCGGCTGTTGTTGCCCTTGAAACCTCACTTCAAAAAAATGAACTCAAAACCGAAACGCCCGAACGGCTTGCGCCTGACGGCGCGGCCTCTGACGAGGCCAACAGCGGCGACAAGCCTTCACCCTCACAGGAAAAAACCGTGTCAGGCAAGGGAGAAATCGTTAACGTGACCGACTCTGAAACTGTTCCGCCCGGCCCGGCGACGTACCGCGAGGCCCAGGAGACGCTGACGGCGTCGGGCGCGTGGGACATCTGGAGCGCCTGGACGCGCGCCCACCGCCTGCCCAAAGCCGCGCAGGACGCGCAGATCCTCCAGTTTGCCGGGTGGGTGATGGCGGGTATGCATGCCGATCTGGCCCAGCACTCGGGCGAGATCACTGCCGCCGGCAGCTACGCCCACCCCTGGCCCGCCCTGGTGGCCCGCATGGCGAAGGTGACTGCCGCAAAACAGGCGGCCCAGCGCACGACCAGGGACGTCGGACGGGTGTTCGGCGAGGCGAAGTGCAGGCCCGGCGAGCGCCGCCGCGATCCGCAGACGGGCCAGGTCTGGACAGTGGAAGAAACCGCGTATGGCAACGTGATTTTCGAGGAAGGCAGCGCCCCGCAGGATCGGCCGGACGCCGTGGTGGCAGGCTGGGAGGTGCTGGCGTGAGTGAACCCAGGCTGACCACCGAAGGGGAGCTGAATGCCTTGATTGCCCGGCACAGCTACCACCTGACCGAAGTTCAGGTGCGTGATCAATTTCGCTGGAAGTGCGTGATCACTGAGCCTGACCCGTTTGACTCCACGCCAGACGCTTACGACACCTATCTGGGCTATGGCCCTACCGCGCTGGACGCCTACGCCAGGGCCTACTCTCAGACGTACGCCTCCGAGCGGCAGGAGCAGGCATGGCAGGACATGCAATGAGCGACTTTGCCCCCCGTGTTCCCCCCCACAGCCTGGAAGCCGAGATCAGCGTGCTGGGCAGCTTGCTGCTGGACCCCGACATCCTCAGCCTGGAGGCCATCGCTGAACTGACCCCCAGCATGTTCTACCGGGAAGGCCACCGCAAGATCTTCGTGGCCATGCAACGCCTGCAGGCTCAGGGTTCACCGCTGGACCTGACCACCCTGCACACCGAACTGACCCGCACCGGAGAACTGGACGAGGTGGGCGGTGTGGCCTACCTGATCGGCCTGGGGGACCAGACGCCCACTGCCGCGTACGCCGAGCACTACGCCCGGATCGTACGTGAGAAGTGGACCCTGCGCGAACTGATCCGCCAGAGCAGCGCGCTGCAGCGCACGGCCTACGACGCCCAACTGCCCCTTGAGGACGTGCTGGCCCAGGCCGCGCAGATCGGCGCAGACTTGGACACCACCGCGCAGTTCGGTGCGTTCAGCGTGGGTGACGTGGTGGTGGACGTGCTGAGCGACGTGCTGAGCGGTCAGGGCGTTGCGCCCCTGTCCACTGGCTTTCATGACCTGGACGATCAGCTGGGCGGCGGGTTGTTCCCGTCCACCCTGAACATCCTGGCCGCGCGCCCTGCGATGGGCAAGAGCGGTCTGGCACTGAACATCGGCGAGAACGTCGCCGCCGGACTCGCGAACCGGGGAGACGCCGGGCAGGTGGCAGTGGTGAGTCTGGAGATGCCCCGCCAGCAGCTTGTGGTCCGCCTGCTGGCAAGTGCAGCCAGCATTGACGCCACCGCCATGCAGGGGGCCATGTTCGGCCGGGGCCACCTGACCCCGGCCCAGAAGAGCCGCTTCGAGCAGAAGGCCGAACGCCTGGGCCAGTTGCCGCTGACCCTGCTGGATGACGCGGCGAACGACAGTCACCTGCGAACCCTGCCCTCCAAGCTGCGTCGGCTACACAAGGAAAAGCCGCTGAGGCTGGTCATCATCGATTACCTGCAACTGATGAATGCGGGCAGCACGAGCGGCAGTGATCAGCGTCAGCAGGAAATCAGCACGATCAGCCGGGCACTGAAGCAACTGGCCCGCGAGTTCGGGATTCCTTTCCTGGTGCTCAGCCAGCTCAGCCGCAAGGTGGAAGAGCGGCCCAACCATCGGCCCATGCTCAGCGACTTGCGTGAATCCGGCGCGCTGGAACAGGACGCGGACGTGGTGATGTTCATCTACCGGGACGAGTATTACAACCCGCAGACCGATCAGCAGGGCATTGCGGAGATCATTATCGGTAAGCAGCGGCATGGGCCGGTCGGGACGGTCAGGCTCCAGTTCCTGAGTGCGTTCGTGCGGTTTGCCAGTCTGGCGGAGTGGGCCGCATGACGGCTGTCCCTCGAACGGATCTGCTGCAGTCCTTGTCCCCTGACGAGCGCGCCCGACTGGCCGAGCTCGAAGAACAGGTCCTGGTCGGCGCGTCCGCCGCCCTGCTTGCGGGGCGCGCCCTGACCGAGATTCGCGACGCTCGCCTGTACCGCGGCGAGTTTGCCAGCTTCGAGCAATACGCCCTGGCCCGTTTCGGCTTCTCGCGCCCGCGTGCCTACCAGCTGATCGACTACGCCGCCGCTGCTGGCGAGTTCGCTGTCCTGAATCTGCCGCTGCCCCCTGAGCGCATCACCCGCGCCCTGGGCGGCGTGCTGCCAGAGGACTACCAGATCGTGCTGGACGTGACCCGCGCCACCACAGGCAAGGCCCATCCCAGCAGCGCCGACGTGCAGGCGGTGGCCGACGTGAACCGGGCCATGGCCGAAGGCGCGCATATCGAACATCCCGATACCGGGAAGCCGGTGCCGTACAGCAGCCTGCCCCCCAAGCAGCGCGGCCCGGCCCTCGCCACAGCGGTGCGGCGCGGAAGCCAGGACCGGCGCGACTTCCAGGGCACCGACGACGTGAAGCCGGTGGACTGGCTGGACGATCTGCGTTCCCTGGCCCAGGTAGAACTGCTGGGCACCGTCGAGGGCTGGCAGGTCATCGCCACAGACCGCAGCAGCGGCGAACGTCGCGAAGGGCCAGTCCGCAAAACGTTCTGGGACGCCATTCGGCACGCCCGCGCCATGTGGGAAGGAGAGCGTGACCGTGCCCCGGAGTGACCTGCCCTGCTCCCTGTGCCGGGGCGGGAACAGGCACTGGGCGGGTTGCCCGCGCTGCCCGGAACAGCGCCGTCAGTCCCTCGCGGCCATCAACAGTCTGGGGGCCATCATTGACCCTGGCGATATCGATACAGCGGCGGGCTCCTGCCTGTTGCTGCCGTATGACCTTGAGACCCAGAAGGTGCTGCGCGGGCCCCACCGGGGCCAGAAGCTGGCCGAGGCAGAGTGGGACGCGGCCACTCTGCTGCTGGCCCGCTTCGAGGCGGTGGCCGTGCAGACCGTGAGGCTGTGCCCGTGGTGGCGCTGGTGGCTATTCACACCAGCCCGGCGACTGACGCCGTGCAAACCACGCGCAGAGGTGCCGCTCTGACCCCGTTCGACGACGCCTTCCTGCGCGCCTACCGGCGCCGGTTCCCCCACCTGTTCCCTGACCACCAGACCCCCGCCCCGGCCCGCACGCCGGACGGGGGCCTCCCACGTTCAGCCAGCAACGGCTACGCCTCCGAAGCGGCCTTCCAGGCCGACGCGGTGGAGCAACTGATTCTGCTGGGCTGGGACGTCCAGGAAGGCCCGCAGGGCAGCGCTGGCGGTGGGGCCATCTGGTACACGGCAGGCTGGCCAGACCTCACCCTGTACCGCGCCCCGCGTCGGCTCTGGTTTGCCGAACTCAAACAACCTGGGAACAAACCCAGCGCCGCTCAACTGGAGTGTCACGCCCGCCTGCGCGCCGCAGGATTCCGGGTGGTGGTGGTCTGGACCCTAGAAGACCTGCTGGCCGTCGAGCAGGAGGAGAGAAACGCATGACCGAACCAGAGCCAAAGCACCACCGCCACCTGCCCCCCATCTACCGCCTGCTGGCCGTGTTCAGTGGCGTTCCAAAAACCACCATGAATGCCTTGCAGGATTCCGGCCTGTGGACCCAGGAGGAAGGCGCGGCCATCAGTGACCACCAGCGCGGCCTCTTACGCGTGCTGTCAACTGACGGGCGCATCCAGTGGGTCACGTGGGGACCGGACGGCCCTGGTTACGTGTTGACTGGCTTCGGCGAGGCGGCGCTGGACACCTACGCCCAACGCTACGGCCCGGCCCACGCCCCCCGGCGTGGCCCCTCGCTGGCTGAGGTGGCACGTGAAAACCTGCGCCGTGATCAGGAACAGAAAGAGCAACCCTTCGAAGGTCAGGTGCGCTGATGTCCGATGCGCCCACCCGAGAAGAAATGCGCGAGATTGTCCGCGAGCGCCGGCGGGCCAAGGCCCTGCTGAACCTGAAGGTGGGCGAAACCGTGTATTACCTGCCGCCCACCATGCGCCCCCACTCCGGCAGCCGCGCCACCGTACGCCGCGCCCCTCGCGACGACGTGAAGACCCCCAGCGTGCGCCTGGAGTTTCCTGATGGCGCGCTGCTGACCGCGCCGCTGAGGCATCTTCGCCGCACGTCACCCAAGGCAGACACCCCTGCCTTCTTGACTGACGCCCGCAGCCGCCCCGCCTGGACACGCCTGGTGACCGCGCTGCGGGGGGAGACGAGCCCAGCACAGCAGCAGGACAGTGAAGCCCGCGCCCGGCAACTGGCCGGGATGGTGGCCCCAAAGGGCAGTGAGAAGGCGGCCAAGCTCGACGTCGCTCGTGTGCTGCTGGAGGCCGCACAGGCAGAGGCGCAGACTGCCGCGCAGCCACCGGGCAGGGGTGGGAGAGGTCAGCCGAAAGCGCAGCCCCTGTCCCCGCCCACCCTGAACACCGACGTGGAACGATTGGACCAAGAGCAGCGGGCCATGACCAACAGCATTGCCAAATGCATCCACCGCCGATACTTCCTCTCAGACCGCGAGGTGCGCGACTTGAGCGAAGCCGAGCGCGAGGCTGCCGGCGTGCGCGGCGTCCTGGGACAGCTCATCGGTCTGGGCCTGCGCGACGTTGGCGGGGCAGAGGCAGGCAGCAATACCGCGCTCAAGCCCAGCGAGCTGCACGCCCTGGCCCAGGACACCCTGACCCAGGCTTACCCCCTGGCGCTGGAAGCCTGCCAGATGCTGGTGACCGGCAAGGCAGATCACGCGCTCACCCTGGCTTTCCAAGTGCAGCAACTGCGGCTGACTGCGCTGGCCGCCCAGCGTGAACTGGACCGGACCCGCACCCAACGTCACACCGGACGCTATTTCCACGGCGATGTGCTCAGCGTCCGCGAGGAGCACGAGGGCGGCGGGATGACCCAGTATTACGCCCGCCTCACCATCGTCTACGGCGAGGACGGTCACAGCGTCGTGGTGGCCAACGCCGCCGAGCTCGAGTCGTTGACTGGGCTGCGCGTCGGGACGCAGGGCTGGGCCTCGCTGTGCCGCTGGATCGAGGACCACAGTGACCGGGCGGGCGGCCGCAAGCAGGGACGGCGGCAGGCGGACGACGAGCACATGATTTACCAAGAACACGATGAGTATCTGGAATTGAGACCCACGTTGAGTAAGTACCCCAATCTTTTGAGGGCCTTTTCAGCGATTCGGGCAGCCCTGTTCCGAAATGATTTTGCCACTGGTGCAAATCGCCTGGAAATCCCACCGGATCACCCAACTGCAGGACATCATGCTCCGCAAGAAGAGAAGGTTCGGGACGCCTCTGCAAAAATTGCATTGACACCATCTCAATGAAATCTATAATCCTTTTATGCCTGATCTTTTTCTCAACACGCTAGCAACTCAATATCAGCCTTACATCTATTCGGCGCTTTGGCTACTGGCTTCACTGTTCGTCGCTGCATTTGCAGTCTTACTGCTTCGTCTCGCATGGACGGGTCGCTTTAACCAGAAGGTTTCACCCCTCGTGTTGGCTGCTTTTGCCATACCAATTGCAGTCGTCGCTATGAGCATTTACTTCACGCACGACATTAATCTTTGGCAGGGATTGACCGCCATTGTGGTTGTCCTGGGACTGCTTTTCAGTAAGCCAAAACGATCCCCGCGCCGCCGTGGCCGTCGCTACCGGTACTGAGGGCTTGACAAAACACCCCATTAATTCGCTTAATTATCTTTATCCTGGCTCTCAGAGTGTCGAGATCGCCCCACCAGTCGCCCTCCGGGGCGGTTTTCTATGGTCAATGTTTGTGAGGAACCGTCATAGCCGTGTGACATTTGGCGGATTACGCTCTATCCACCAGCAGGCCCTGCCGATGTGAGGCGGGAGTTTCACCCCACCACTGTGTGGGGCTTTTTCGTGGCTGGGACGAACGTCACGCCCCCATGACGTGATGTGGGCTAGATTCGCCTTACCCGACAACACATCCCGCCCGGGTGAAGGCGGGGAGGGCCGCCCCACCGCCGCGTGGGGCTTTTTCGTGTCAGGAGGTGGTGGGCATCAGCAAAAAGGCTTCGAAACGTCACCGCCGACGCCAGCAGATCCAGGCGCATCTGGCCCGGCCTGACCCACGGCCACCCTTGCCCCGTCCAAAAGTGCGCGAACCGTTCTACCTGCACGAGCTGGGCCTGACCCGCGAGTGCTTCGGCGGCTGCCCGGCCTGGGGAGAGCTACCGCCCGTGATCCGGCGGGGGCGCCCATAACGGACGCTTCAGGCCGCAGGCGAGACGCCGGAGAACCCCTTCTTGTTGCTCAGGGCCTGGGCCCGCCGCAGGGCCAGCTCAATCATGGCCTGCGCGGACGCCTCGTCCTCGGTGGCCTCGACGAAGGCGCTCCAGTCGGTGAGCTGGCCGTCGAACTTCAGGCCGTAGCGCACCTGGATGCCGACCCGCGGCTCGAGCTGCGAGGCGGCGGGGAGGTTGGTCCGGTCCCGGATGATCTCGATGTCGTGATCCAGGTATGAGAACCGTCGGATCGGCGTTTTGACCATGCCGCCAGTGTACCCATTGGCGTCTTCTCTGCCCCCTACCCTGCCGCCGGTTGATCAGACGACTCAGTGCCGTTCTCGCCCCCGGTCGGGGCCGCCGGATCGCCACAAGGCGTGCCTGAACAGCCCGTGCCTGCGGCTCTCGGCCCCAGTCGAAGCGCCCGGCGTCGGCCCAGGTCCGCCATTCTGAGGGCGGTGCGCTCGTCGTCCGCGGCCCGCACGACGTCACTCCAGTTGGTCAGCTGGCCATCGAAGATCAGGCCGTAACGCACTTCGAAGGTGGGCCAGCCCTCCGGGTGGAGCTGGCCTGGAAGGGTCCGGCAGTCCTTGATGATTTCGATGTCATGGCCTAACCGAACGAACTTCTGCACCGAATGCCGGCTCATTGCGCCAGCTTAGCAACGGGGACCGCCCAGGCTCACCGTGTACTCACCCCAGACCGCCATCCCCACTACGCCGCGTTCCGAGTAACCGGAGGTGGGGCGTGCCTTTCCCTGACCCAGAAGGTGGCCCGCCCATTGCTGCCGAAATCCGGTGGCGGCCTCCTGCCGTCACCCTTGCAGGCCAACAACAGGTTTGTCGTGACATGACCGGAGAGACGGTCACCTCATGCCTGCGAGTTGCAGGAAGCGTGGCCCTGAGCAGTTGGCACGCGCGACGCTGTAACCGGCTGCTGTCAGTCCCTCGCCCCATGGGTGCGGGCAGGCTGCTAGACGCCGCTCCGATCAGCAGGAGCGAGCGCGACGGTGAGGGCGAAGCTGGATACGGCAACGGCCCGGAGAGCACGACGGGTTGGATACAGGTCTGACGCTGACCAGTGCGCGGGTTCGAGTCCCGCCGTTGCCACCAGGAATAAGTCACTGCACGTCTACCACGGTAGACAGCGGAAATGGAGGACCATGCAGATTATTAATCACGCCCAGGAGCTCGTCGCCGTCGCCGATCTCCGGCCCCATCCGCGCAATCCGAACACCGGTAATGTCGAGGCCATTCAGGCCAGCATCGAGGAAAACGGCTTCTATGGCGCGGTGATCGCCCAGCGCAGCACTGGACACATCCTGGTCGGCCACCACCGCTACCGGGCCGCCGTCCAGTCCGGCGCGCAGCAGGTGCCGGTGATCTGGGTAAACGTGGACGACACCCGCGCCCTGAAGATCCTCCTCGCGGACAACAGAACCGCCGAGCTGGCGACACGCGACGAAGAAGCCCTCGCCCAGCTGCTCCAAGAACTGGCCGCAGACGATCCAGCAGGCCTGATCGGGACTGGTTACGATGCCGACGATCTGGACACGCTCCTGGCGGACCTGGCTGACGACGCCCCCGCCGAGAACGACGGCGAGGACACCCCCGCCCGCCTGGCCGAACTCGAAGCCGCGCAGGCGAAGTGGAACGTCCAGCCGGGGGACTTGTGGCTGATCGAGAGCGCGACTCGCCCTGGCCAACACCACCGCATCCTTTGCGCAGACGGCACCGATCCAGCCACTCTGGACCATTTGATCGGCTGGGTCACCATCGATCTGGTCCATTGCGACCCGCCCTACGGCATCAAGATCGTGGACGGCAAGGGGATGATCGGCAGCAGCGACGGCTACCTGCCCGTGCAGGGCGACGACAGCACCGACGTCGCGGCCCGCGCTTACCGTTTGGCGGTCACGCGTTACCCGAAAGCCGTGCAGATCTGGTGGGGCGGCAACTACTACGCCGATCTGCTTCCGCCCAGCATGGGCTGGCTGGTCTGGGACAAGCAGAACGACGGCATGAGTTTCGCCGACGTCGAGCTGGCCTGGACCAACCAGCACCGAGCCGCCCGCATGTTCCGCCACCTGTGGAGCGGCGGCGCGCGGGCCAGCGAGACCGACGAGCGCCGGATCCACCCGACGCAGAAGCCGATTGCCCTTGGGGTGTGGGTGCTGGAGCTGCTCGCCGAACCCGGCATGAACGTGCTGGATTTCTGCCTGGGCAGCGGCATGACCCTGCTGGCCGCCGAGCAGCACGGCAGCACCTGCTACGCCACTGAGATCGAGCCGCGTTACGTGTCCGCGGTCCTGGAACGGGCCGAGCGCCGGGGCCTGTCCTGCACACGCCCCGAACACCTTCAGCGGGCCTAACAGAGCGATTGTGGACGCATGAACGGAACGCCTGCTGCCACCCCCCGAATCATCGACACCACCGTTGCCCAGCTCTTCAGCGGCCTCGCCGAGATCGGCATGATCGCCACGGTACGTCTGCAGCTTGACGCGGGCGCAGGCATGCCGCTGCGGCTGACCGAGGTGCCCGACTTCAGCCGGGACTTCCAGCGCTGGGAGATCAGCGTGCCGGAGTGGGTGACCGAGAAGGACGGCGGCAACGATCACATCCATGTGGGGCATCTGGTGACGATTCCCGCCTGAACTCACATGCACCTGGAAGGAGGTGACCATCCATGCCCAGCCCCGCCAAGCAGAAGAAAAAGACCAGCAGCAGCGGGGCGAAGCCCCAGGGCGACAGGCGTCCCAAGTATGACTGGAACGCTATCCGCCGCGAGTACATCCGGGGCGACGAATCGGTGACGTTTACCGCTCTTGCCGCACGCGACGGCTACCCCACCAAACGGGCCATCGAGAAACGTTCCAGCGCCGAAGACTGGGTAGACCTGAAGGCCGAATTCGTTCGGCAGGTAGACGGCAGGCTCCGGCAGCTTGACCTCGACATGAAGACCGAGGTCCGCGTGCGCCAGGCCCGGCTGGGCAAGTCCTTCATCCACCTGGCCGTGCGCGGCCTCTCGCACCAGAAGCCTGAGCTGCTGGAACCGGTGGACATCGCCCGCTACGCCAAGATCGGCGCGGAGCTGGAGCGCAAGGCGCTGGGCATGGAGGAGGTCAGCATCAAGATCGGGCGGATCCGCTCTCCCGATGACCTGGATAAGCACAGCGAGGCCGAGCTGTGGCAACTGGCCGGGATGCTGCCCCCCGACGAGAACGAAGATGACGACTTCTAGCGCCTATAAGCCCACCCGGCGAGACGTGATGCGGGCCATCGCCAGGAAGAGGCTGCAAGAGATGGGCAAGTTGCAGCCGCAGCAGCAGGACCGCAATGAGCAGGAAAAGTGGACGGAACGCTACAGCCGCGACTTGATCGGCTTCTGCACGCGCGTCTTGGGCATGACCCCCTGGAAGGGCGTGAATGGCAAGCCCGGCCAGTATGAAGTGCTGGAGGCGATTCAGGACAGCGTGATCCGGCAACTGGACGGCGAGCAGAACGTGCCGTACATCTTTGTCGTCGAGGCGGGCCACGGCCTGGGAAAACTTATGGGCTGGAAGCGCCCGTCATGGCGTGGTTCTACCGCTGCTTCCAGCCCTCCGTCGTCCAGTCCACCGCCAACAGCGTCCAGCAGGTGCGCGACACCCTGTGGAAGGATGTGCGCACCCACGTCACCAATGCCCGCGCCCGGCGGCGCAACGTCATGCCGGGCCTGCTACCCCGCGACATGCGCGCCGAGCAGGCCGCCAACCACTTCGCGATGGGCTTCACCACCAACGACGCGGGTGGCAGCGGCACTGAGCGCGCCCAGGGCCAGCACAACGACTTCCACCTGTGGGTCTTCGAGGAAGCCGAGGGCATCCCCGAGTTCATGTACGACGCGGTCAAGCGCCAGTTCACCGGAAACACGGTGCGGCTCTGGCTGCTGATCGCCAACCCCAAGACCTCTTCATCCACCTTCCAGGAGATGAAGCTGCACCCGCTGGCCCTGGCCTTCCGCCTGAGCCTGCTGGACTTCCCGAACGTCTGGAACGGCACCAGTGAGGTGCCCGGCGGCACGGGGCGCGACACCTTCAACGCCTGGATCGAGGACCAGCGCACCTTCGGCTGCGAGGTGGTGCCCGCCCACGACGAAGCCCGCCACACCTTCAGCGTGCCGTGGGCCGTACCGAAAGCTGGCGGCGGCGTACACCCGGCTGGCACTGTTTTCGCCCCCAAGCGCGGGTTTCTGTACGGCGCGCTTGGCATCCCACCCAGCGGTGGCGGTGGCGACACCTTCATCAGTGCCGGGCGTTTTGACGCCTGCCGGGACCGTGAGATTGTCCCGGCGCCGCTGATTGAGGGAGACCCACCCCGCGAGATCTGGGCTGCTCAGATCGGCGTGGATTGCAGCCGCTTCGGGGACGACGCCGGGACGATCTACTCCCTGGCCCGCCGCGTGCTGCGCTTCGAGGAGGCCATCCAGGGCGCGCAGGAGCTGGACGAGATCACCCGCACGGACCGCTATGTGCAAGCTGTCGCACGGGCGGCGCGGCGACTGGCCGCGCAGGGCGTGACCCGTCTGAGTGTTCGCGTCGATGCTGGCTACGGCGGCGGCATCGTGGACGGGCTGAGCAAGCTGGTGGAACTGGCGGCCCTCTTCCCCGACGGCTACGTGGTGCACGAGGTGGCCTTTGGCAGCTCGCCCAAGGATCCGGACCAGTACGCCGATCTGGTGACCGAGATGTACGCCCTGACCGATGAGGTGCTAAGTGTCATCCGCATTGAGCACCCTCCCCTGCTCCTCAAGCGGGACCTGACCGAACGCAAGTACGGCTACGTCACGAAGGGAGACCGTGACGTCCGCAAGCTGGAGAAGAAGTCCGACTTCAAGAAGCGCACGAAAGGGCAGTCGCCCGACGACGGGGACGGCGCGGTGCTGACCCTGGCCCCGGAGCGGCTGTTCGTAGCGGTGCGCCGGGCCGCCACGCCCGTCCGTTCCCCGGCCGCCCCCATCAACACCGGGGCGATTGGTGGCCAGAAGAAATCCCTGTTCCGCAGGTAAAAGGAGGTGACAGACCATCACGCAACCCCAGAAAACCCAGAAAGCAGACCTCGGCATCATCGGTGTCAGCGGCCACCGTCAGGACGCCTGGTTCCGCGAGTTCCTCCCGGAGGAAGGGCTGTATGCCGCCCAGCTCTATCAGCGCATCCGCGATGAGGATCCCGTGGTCGGCGGCGTGTTCCTGGCGCTGGAGTCCATGTTCCGACAGGTGGAGTGGCACGCCGTCCCCGCTGACGACAGCACCGAGGCGCAACTCTGGGCGGAGTTCCTGGAAGAGTGCCGGGCGGACATGAGCCACACCTGGCCGTCCCTGATGGCCGAGATCCTGAGCATGCTCGTGCACGGCTGGGCCTACTTCGAGGTGGTCTACAAACTGCGGCGCGGCCCCGAGCAGCCAGACGCGAAGTACCGCAGCCGCTTCAACGACAACCGCATCGGCTGGCGCAAGTTCGCTCTGCGCCCGCAGCGCACCCTCAGCGCCTGGGTTTATGACGGCGACGGCGGTATTCAGGGCATGTACCAGAGTGCCCCTGGCGGGCGAGTGTTCATCCCCATCCAGCGCGCCCTGCACTTCCGCACCACCGAGGCGGGCGGGCATCCAGAAGGGCGCTCCATGCTGGTCAACGCCAGGCGGGCTTACCGCTTCCAGACTCGCCTGGAAGAGTTTGAAGCGGTAGGCATCGAACGGGACCTCGCCGGGATTCCGCACGTCACCGTGCCGGTAGAGCACCTCAGTCCAGAAGCCAGCGCCGCCGAGCAGTCCACTGTCCAACTGGTCCAGGAGATGGCGGCAGGGTTGCGCGCCGATGAACGCGCCTACGTCCTGACCCCGGCTGAGGAATATGGAGTGACGGACAACGACGGCAAGGTCCACCGCCTGCCCACCGGCTATTCCTTCAAGCTGCTGACCAGCGGCGGCACCCGGGCCCACGACACCGACAAGATCATCAAGCGCTACTCGCAGCGCATCGCCACCAGCCTGCTGTCCACCTTCCTGCTGCTGGGGGGCTCCGAAGGCAAGGGCGCGCAGGCCTTGAGCGGAGACCTGACCGATCTGTTCGAACTGGCCGGGACCGGCATCCTGGGCGGCATTGCGTCGGTGATCAACCGCTTCGCCGTGGCCAACCTGATGCGCCTGAACGGCGTGCCTCCGGAGTTGTGGCCTGAGCTGGAGCACGGCGGCCTGAGTGACGCGGCCCTGCGCAACCTGCTGAACCAGCTCGCGGGTGTCATGAATGCGGGCGGCATCACGCACGATCCCAACCTGGAAGCCAGCCTGCGCCAGAAGCTGGGCCTGCCTGAGCGGGCCGAAGACAGCCCGCAGCAAGGAGAAGACACATGAACCCACCGCCTCCACGTCCGCCCAGCACCCCCCCGCCCGCCGCTGAACTGCCGCAACCTGGCGTCCTCACGCCGCCGCCCCGGCCTGCTCCAGCACCGGGCAGCTCCCGGCCCACTCCACCTCTTCCTGGGGCCATCCACGGCCCCGGCGAGCGCTGGTAAGCAGAGGCCATGTCCAAGAACACGCAATTCCTGACACAGGCCCTCTCCGGGCAGGCCTGGGCCATCAAGGACTCGATGCTGGACCACCTGCAGCAACTGGCCGCCAGCGGCAAGGCCATGCAGGCGATGGAAGAAACCGTCACTCCCGAAGTCACCATGCAGAAACTGCCGCTGGTCAAACAGAACGGGCGCAGCGTTGGCCTGGTGACCTTCCACGGCGTCGTGATCAACCGCTGTCCGGAGTGGGCGACGTACTACGGCTACCTGAGTCCGCAGACCTTCGCCCGCGAGATCCGCCAACTGGCCGACGATCCGACGGTCACGAGCATCGTGGTCAGCATCGACAGCCCGGGCGGAACGGTGGCCGGAACCGTAGAGGCGGCGGAAGCCGTGATCTATGCACGCAGCAAGAAGCGCGTCACTGCCGTGGTCAACGACATGGCGTGCAGCGCCGCGTACTGGGTGGCCGCGCAGTGCAGCGAGATCGTGGTTAGCCCGACAGCCCTGACCGGCAGCATCGGCGTGATCATCAGCCACATGGACTACAGCAAGGCCCTGAACGACTGGGGGGTGGTGGCCACGTACATCCGCAGCGCCGTGAAGAAGGCGCTCGGCCAACCCTACGAGCCGCTGTCTGACGTGGCGAAAGCCGAGTTCCAGGCGATGGTGGACGCCGTGTACGCGCAGTTCATCACGGCAGTGGCCAAGGGCCGCCGCAAAGCCCGGACGGTGGTGGCCGAACAGTGGGCCAGCGGTGAGGTCTGGACTGGGGCGGACGCCATTAAGGCTGGCCTGGCAGACCGCGTCGGCACCATGAGCACCATCATCGGCGAGCAGACCGGTGCAGTCCCACTGCCCGAGCCCTCGCCGCCACCGCCGCCTGACGACGAGGAAGACCCGGAGGCCCGCGCTTCCCCTCCCCCCACTGCCTCCAGCGCCGATGCTGAGCAGAACGCAAGCCTCACGGAAGACCCGCCTGCCCCCACGGAGGCGGGTTCTTCCATCCCCATCTCAGCGCCCCAGGCGCAGGAGGAACAGACCATGAACATTAAAGACATCCTCGCCAAAGTCCAGGCCGGACAGGCGCTGACCGCTGAAGAGCGCAACGCCCTCAATGCCCACCTGGATTCCCAGGGCAGCGGCACGCCCGCCGCAAACGTGGACCTCAGTCAGCTCAGCCCCGAGGCCCGCGCCATCGTCGAAAGCGCCCAGGCTGAGGCGGCCGCAGCCCGCCAGGAAGCCCAGACCGCGCAGACCACGGCCAACACCGAGCGCGACAACCGTCTGAACCGTGAGTTCTCCGAGCGCGCCGTCGCCCTGGGTCAGCCCGCCGCCTTCGGGGCCACCCTGCGGAGTGCGAGCGAGAAGCTGAGCGCCGAGGAATACACGGCGCTGGAACAGAGCCTGAATGCCACCGGCGCACAGCAAAAACTCCTGAGCGAGTCGGGCAGCAGCAAGGACAACCGCGACAGCGGCAACGTGCAGGCCGACTACCGCACCCGTGTGGCCGCCCACATCAAGGCCAATCCGGGCACCAGCCGCGCCGACGCGGGCCGCGCGGTCCTGGCGGCTGACCCGGCCTTCGCCCAGCGGTACCGGGCTCAGTAAGCCCACCTCCGCCCCTCCTCTCCGCCCTCTCGTCAAGGAGACCAACCGTGTCCACCATCAAACCCACCGGCTCGCACGCTGGGCCCAGCGCCCGTGACCTCACCCCTTACCAGTGGCGCGCCGCCAAGCTGACCGGCAGTGCCAGCAGCAACGACAGCGCCGAAGTCGAGAACGATCAGGAGATCGACGTCGCTGGTGCTGGCGATACTGTCATCGGCATCATCTTCTACCCCGGTGACCGCAAGGGCGCCCGCACCACCCTGCACACCCAGGGCCGCCTCAAGATCAAGGGGGGCGAGGCCCTGAAAGCTGGTGACAAACTCAAGGCCGGAGCAGATGGCGTCGGCATGAAGGCCGCAGCAGGCGAAAAGGCGTTCGGCATCGTGCTGGAAGCTGGGCCTGTCGGGGCCATCGTGCCCTTCGAGTTCGATCACAGCACGGCCTGAACTGACTCATAAGCCGGTCACGGTCTGATCACAGGCCCTATCTACACTCCCCTTACCGTTCAATGCAAACCGACCGGGTGAAGTCGGCGCGGGCCGCCCCAGACGTCAGTCCGGGGCTTTTTCGTGCCTGCTTCATCCATCCCTGTCCCAGGAGGACACCCATGCTGAAAAATCTGACCCACCTGATGGGTTCGCTGATGATGGCCTACGACGACACCACCGGACCGCTGCCTCCCATGCACCAGGGCGGCCGCAGCGACAGCTACCTGACGGACCTCGCCATCGACGACACCGAGGCGGACCAGGAGTTCCTGGCCCCGCAGGTGTTCCCTACCGTGAACGTGAACACGGCCGCTGGCGAGTTCGACGTGTGGAACCGGGGCCAACTGCTGCGCCCGGAGTTCCGTGACCATGCCTATGGTGACCGGCCTGTGCAGGCGCACACCAGCAAGAAGAAGGGCAACTACCGCACCACGCACCGCAGCCTGGAACGCGCCATTGATCCCGAGGACCGTGCCAGCAGCCGCAACCCCCTGCAGCCGGAAGAAGACGCCGCGCTGTACCTGAACCAGCAGGCCCGCACGGACATCGATCTGCGCTTCATCGAGGGCTTCATGAGCCCGGACGCGGGTTGGGCCTTCAACTACACCGGCGTGGCTGCCAACCCGAACGAGGCCGCGGACTCGCCGGAATTCCTGCGCTTCGATCAGCCGGGCGTGAACGTGGCGCAGTTCATCCGTGCCCGCGCCCGCCGCATGAAGATGATGACGGGCCGCAAGCCCAACCGGCTGATCCTGGGCAGCGACGTGGCCGCCGCGCTGGCCTTTAACGAGGACATCGTGGACCGCGTGAAGTACGTCCAGAAGGGCGTGGCCGATCTGGACCTGATGGCCGGCTTCTTCGATGTCGAGCGGGTCATGGACGCCACCGGCGTGTACAACGCCGCGCTGGAAGGACAGGACGACGAATTCAAGTTCATCGTGGACCCGCGCAGCATGCTGCTGACCTACGCCGCGCCGCGTCCCAGTCGCAACACCCCCTCGGGCGGCTACACCTTCGTGTGGGACAACCTGTACAGCAAGTTCAAGGGCGAGCAGGAACGCATCGGCAGCGGCCTAGCGCTGATCCGCCGGGGCTACGACGACCGCAGCGGCGTGGACTGGGTGCAGGCGCACACGGCAGTGGGCATGAACATCGTCGCGCCGGACCTGGGCATGTTCTTCAGCAACGTGGTGGAAGCCGCGGCCAGCGACTGGTAAGCCCAAGTACCACCTTTGAGGGAGCCTCAATGACCAAAGAGCAAGTATTCATCGCGCTCCGGCCCCTCCGCTTCGGCGCCGTCCATCTCCAGCCAGGAGACCCGGTGCCGGTGGAGGCTGGGCGCGACTACCGCCTGATGCAACGCCTGGGCCAGATCGGCCCAGCGGGCCCAGCCGTGCCTGCCGCGCCGCAGGAGGAACCGCTGCTGACCCCTTACGAGGCCGGCAGCCCCGTGGTGTTCGTGGCCGAGGACGGCACGTACACCTTCGTGACCTTCCTGGACGCGCTGGAAGCGCCAGAGGAAGTCCAGGAAGGTATGGGCCTGAAGGAGGACGACGTGGTGGCGAGTGTCGTCTTCCCGGAGGACCCGGACAACGCCACGTTCGTGTCCATGGCCAGCCTGCTGCCCGAGCAGCCCACCCGGCAGCTGATCGAGGTCCTGGCACGGGAGGCGCGCGAAGCAGCCCTCGTACCAGCCCCGGCCCAGACGCAGACCATCACGGCGCTGCAGGGGCGGGTGGCGTTCCTGGAGCTGCTGATCCAGGCCAACCGCGAGGACGGCCAGCCGCTGGCCGATGACTTCCCATCGGTCAAGGAGTTGCGCGGCAACGGCATCCAAACCCTGGAAGGGCTGCGGCTGCTGGCCTCCGGTGAGCAGGCCCGGGCTCACCTGATCGCGCTGGACAAGATCGGCGAGAAGAGTGCCGATAAGATCCTGGCCGCGCTGACTGCACCGCCCGTCCCTGAAGTCCAGCCGGAGGGCTGAGCCGTGGCTCCCCCTGAGCTGACGGAGCTGCAGCAGGCCCAGCTGGAGGTGTGGGTCAAGCCTGCAGCCTGGGCGTACCACGCCCAGTTGCCAGAAGAACAGCGGGTCAACATTCCCCGCGCCTTTCAGGTGTACGCCGATCTGCGACTCGTGGCGGCGGACGTGCTGGAAACCGCGTGCCTGGACGCCTCAAAACAGGCCGCCGGCAGCAGCGGCGGCGTCAAGCGCATCAAGATTGACGGCGAGCTGGAGGTCGAGAAGTTCGCGGCCACCAACACAGCGAGCGTGGACGCGGACACCTGGTGTGCCCAGGCGGCCCGGCTGCGTGCCGAGGTCAGCCAGGGCCAGCGGGGCGGCCTGATCCGGTCCCCGCTGGCCGGGATCCGGACGGGCAGCAGCGGTGGTCCGGCCTTCACCATCACGCGGCGAGGTGAGCTGTGACCCTGCTGACTCAGATCAGGGACGCGGTGGCCGAGGTTCAGGGGGACGACGAGCTGAACGCCGTCCGGTTCCGCCACACCGATACTTGGAGCGACGGCACCACCTGCCGCTTCAGTGTTCAGGACCCCAACCAGACGGATCAGGGCACCCGACTGGCCCAGCGCTTGACAGGGACGGTGGAGGTGCTAGACGTTCGCCTCGTCAAGACCCACCCCGCCGATCCGTCGCCCGGTGAAGGGGCCAGCCTCCCATGGGACGGCGGCACCTTGACGCTGGTGAGCTGGGGACAGGTCAGTGACTTCACCGGGCAGGCCGTCGGGGTCTGTCGGCTGGTGCGGTAGCCATGCGCGCCCTGGTCACTGACATTCAGGCCCGGCTGGTGGCTGCCCTGCCGACTGGAACGCCGGTGCTACTGCCAGAAGACCGGGAGCAGGCCCTGGCTGGGCGTAAGCCGGGGCAGGCAGGTGGCCTGAGCGGGTACCTGGCGGCGCACCCAAACGGCTACGTCCAGGTGGAAGATCCGCTCTCGATCAGCTCGGACGGCGTAACGGGCGTGTTCTGGGTGCCGGTGGCCTCCCTGGCGCGGACCGCAGACGCCTGTCTGGAGCTGGCCCACCTTGTCAGCCGCGCCCTGTGCGGGTTCCCGCATGACCCGGGGCCCCACCGTGAAGTGACGCCCGCCCAGCCCACGCCCCTCCAGCCCGGCGTCTACATCTGCCGCCCCACCTATGACGCCCTCACCATCGACGGCACCCACACCGGGGCCGTTCAGGAGTAACCATGCCACTTGTCGCCAAGAACAGCACCACCGCCCGCCAAGCCGCCAACCTGACCCGCGAGGGACGCCAGGTGCTGCTCAGCCCCCTCGAAGCGTTCGGTGACATCCTCACGGCAGCGGAGTGGGTCGATCTCGGCCTATTCCCGCCCGCCGAGAAGGTCGCCATCAATACCAACGTGACCCGCGAGAGCATCAAGGCGCAGGACCCGAACGGCGGTCCTGATCTGCTGCTGGTGGAAGACACCACGGAGGTCACGGCCACCTACGACAACATTCCCGTGCTGACCCCAGATGAAACGGTCCGCGCCCTGCACGTCGGCAGCGTGCCGGTGGCGATGACCGACGCGCTGGCCGGCGGCACCATCAGCCCATTTGCCCCTGGCGCGAGCATCCCGGCCCGCATGATCGTGATTCGCCGGCACCAGGGCGGCGCTGACCCGCTGTACAAGGTCTACTGGCACCCGAGGGTGGCCATCCAGAACAACGGCGAGGGCGACAACCAGAACCGCGAGACGTTGCAGTTCCGCGTGCCGGTGCAGTCCTACCTGGGTGACCTGAGCCCGGCGCTGGACGCCTACAGCGCGCAGGTGGGGCCGATGGGCGCGATCTTCACCATCCCGGCCAGCAAGCTCGACGCCCTGCTGGACATCCTGAAGGCCGAAGCGGCAGCTTGATTTCCCTTGGCCCGTCTCCGTTTGGAGGCGGGCATTTAATACGAGAAACCTTTTTTGATCTGGAGGTGATGCGAATCGAAAGAACTCGATTGCCCCTTCCCGGAAGGAGAGCGCTTGTTCGTGCAACCACGCCAGCCCCTCAGGCCACGCTCTGTCTATCCTGGGTCATGAAGAGGACATGGTGAACCGTCCAGCAAGCAACTACCTAGACCTCAACACGCCAGAGCAACAACGCCAGGCCGCGGCTCTCCTGCGCTGGCCCTGGTCCCCACCAGCGCTCCACGCGCTCACGACGTATTTCCGCAGCATGGAGGACGTGACCACCACAGCCCAGCTGACAGCGGCCCTGACGGAACTTTTGGGTCATGTTCCTCCCGTGATGCTGGATGTGCAGAGGGAGCTGGGCGGTATCACCCTCCCTTACGGGTGGAATCGCCCGCTGGATTTCGACCTTTCAGACACCGGGGGGCTGATTGAGGACACCCAATCCTTTTATTTTGCCTGGGAAGAAGCTGTTCCTATCTGGAGCATTGACGCGCAAGGTCAGATTTTTGATGGGAAGCGGAGGTACTGCAGTGCCCAGCAATGCGTTGAATGGCACGTCGCCATCAGACTTTTTGCCCTGCGGAAGCGAATGGGTCTCAGCTACCTTGAGTCTGCGATGCGGCGAGGGACGTCCGACGAAGCGTTGAAACCTTCGCTGAGGGCGTTGGCCCAATCGCTGGGTGTGGAGCTTGATGAGCGACTCACTGATCGCTGGAATCTGTTGTGGGCGAGTGAGCAGACTCAGCTTGTTGTTCACCGACTCGGCAACGATGGAATCGATATTTGGGTACACACGGAACAGCTCGAGGGGGCCGAGAAGTTTTCAAGCTGGTGTGGCGCCAATGACCTGAGGATCAACAGTCGGCAGCGCTTCGAACCACCGGTTAGCGAGGAGGTCTGATCGTCCGCAGTCTGTAGGCTTTCAGTGCTGGTAAGCGGCCATCGGCACAGTAACGAGTTGGGTATCGCCGACTTGTATGACGGGAAATGTTTGCGTGCCTCTACATTAGACCATTAAGCAATGAAGTTATCCGGCTAGGAACCGATGGCTGACCCGATTCAGCAGGAACCTCAGCGCTTCCCTGTGTCTGTTGGGCTCAAACAGCACCTCTTCCCTCACCAGATTGATCACTCGCGCTTGCCCATTAGCACGTCAAATCAGTCCTACTAACACGAGAAATCCTTTTTGATCTGGAGGCGGTATGCTCTATCCAATTCGACAGAACGTCCGCCTCAGCGCCGGCACAGTGACTCTGCGCGCGTGGCCCGCCACCGTAGCCGACGCGCATCTCTCTGACCTGCTGACCCTCACCGTCACCCTCGGTACTCTGCGCGACGAGTGGGCAAACTTCCAGCGCGGCGATCTGGAGCCGGGCGTATGGGCGGCCTTCTGGCGCTTGATTCACGCCAGTCTGGAAGCGAGCAGCGCCCTGCCCCGGCCCCTGATCTGGAATGACCGCCTGGAGCTGCTGACGGCCATGTGGGAGCTGAACGACGTGGAGGAAACGGCGGGAAAACTGATGGCCCTGACTCAGCGCTCAGCCCGGCTGCTGACGAGGATTCAGGGCCAGACGACACCACGCTCGACGAGTTCGTTCTCCGCGAGTTCGGGCCGCTCGCATATGCCAGCGTGATGACCTGGCCCTACCGCCTGATCGTACGCGGGGTCCAGATCGAGCGCCAGCGGGAGGCCGCCGCGCAATTGGCCCGGCTGCGGCTCTCGGCGGTGGCCGACAGCACGGATCTGGGCCGCGAGTTCGTGGATCCGGACAACCCCGGTGGTCAGGCGGACACCAGCAAGCCCCACCACACGCTGCGGCCTTACCTCCAGACGGAGCAGGCCTTGGAACGTGTCGCCGAGCCGTGGCGCCACAGCGAAGACGCGCTGATCCGCCGCCGCATCCGCGAAGAGGACGCCGATTTCGCCCGGTTCGAGCAGGCCATGAGGTTGCAGGCATGATCACCTTCGACGACAGAGAACTTCAGGCCGTCCTGGCGAAACTAGAGGCAGCCTGCGACGAGCTGCCGCAGATTGCCGAACAGGTGCGGGGCGAGGCCCTGGGGCATGCGATTCTGGGGGCACGGCTGAATATTTACAGCACGGCTCGAGGCGCTTACCAGCGAACGCAGGACTACCTGCGTGGGCTGGATGCCAGGGCACAGGCGAGCCGTAACCTGGCCAGCGTCACCGTCAGCAACAGCACCGAGTACGCGCTGTATGTGGAGACGGGCCGCGGGTTCAGTTTGCTCGGCCTGCAGGGCATCGCGCTGGAGAATCCGGATCCCACCGAGCCGATCACCTTCGGGCGTAGCGGGCAGCAGTGGTACCTACCAGGGCCGGTGCTTACGGGGGCGCAGGCCTTCGCCTTCTACCGGCTCCAGCAGCTGTTCGGGGAGAAGGTGCGGGCGGCTATGGTGTAAAGCCAGCTCTAACCTTGCCCTCCGCAACGGTTGCGCCAGTCACCGTACAGATGAACTGGCGATGCACCGTGGCCCCGAAGGTATTTTGGGCGTCCATTACATCGCTATAAATCCAACGATCATCAATGTAGTTGGGTGTCTCGGCACGGGGAAAACGGGCCGTGGAGGGGGCATCCAGTTCGCGGCTGATCATCGCCTCGCAGCCGGTTTGAATGTCTGTGGGGCTGGCCTGTGAGAGCGCGAGTGGAACTGGAGCCGAACGCGCCGGCAGCAAGGCCCCACCCAGCCAAATTGCCCCAAAGAAGCCGCCGATCAGCAGGAAAGGCACTGTCCAGCGCCACGGACCCGTCACGGTGCCTACCGGAATGGCCTCCCGCGCCGCCATAACGCGTTCGGCCACCTCAGCATGTTCAGCGCGGTTCCGTGCGCGCTCTTGCTCACTGACGTTCATCCTTCCAACTTACGCATCCCGCCTGACAGGAGTTGCACATGACCCTCCCCAACCTCTCCGGCAAGGCCACGCTGGACACTTCCGAGTTCCGGCAGGGCATCAAGACCGTCCGCGCTGATCTGGCCGCCGTACAGGAGCTGGGCAAGCGCATGGGCACCATCCGCCTCACTGCCGATCTGAGCGCAGCCAAGGACGTCCAGAAGGCCACCCGCGCCATTCGGGACGCCATTCAGGAATCACTCCCCACCGACATGCAGCGCCGCATCGACGACACCTTCGGGGCCTTCAGCCTGGGGGCCAACAGCGCCAAGCAGAGCGCCGCTGTCTTCGAAGCTCAGGCCAGCGCCCTGCGTGCCCGGATCGATGAGTTGGACCGCGCAGTAAAGATCACCCGCGCCGACTTCCAGGCCGGATTCGGCGAGGCCACGCCACAGGAAACGGCCAAACTGTCTGTAGAGATGGCCCGGCTCTCTCGCGAGTTGGAGAAGGTGGGCACCGAGGCACGCGAGAACTTCGGCGAGTACTCCCGCGAAGCCCAAAAGGTGGCCAACGCCAACCGCCTGGCTCAGACCACCGCAGCAGCAGCAAGAGGCGAAATTACCCGCCTCGGGCTGGCCTCGCAGGTCAAGCTGGGCGTAGGCAGCGCGCTGCAGCAGTACGGCTCGCAGGCGGGACTGGCGGCCAATAACATCTTTGGGCTGGCCAAGGCCAGCGACAGCGCGCGGATCGCCCAGGGGCTGTTCGGAAAGACCATCGAGAAGACCGGCCAGGACGTGGGGGTGGCTGCCGAAACGGTGAACCGCCTGCAGGACACGCTGGGCCTGACGGCCGATACGGCCCGCGAGGGCATTCGCGGCCTGTTGCGTCAGGGCTTCACGCTGGAGCAGGCCTATACCTCGCTGGAAGGCGCAGGAGCTTCGGCGCTGGCTGCCGGACGCAGCGCCGCCGATGGTGTGGACGCCCTGGTGGACGCCGTGACCAGCGGCACGTCCGCACGCCTCAACGAAATCGGCGTCTCGGAGAACCTCAGCACGTTCCTGCAGCGCGAGGCCAAGGCCAGAAACACCACGGTGGACGCGCTGGACAAACAGGCCCGCGCGCAGGCCGCCGTCAACCTGATCACCGCTGCCACCTCCGACGAGGTGGGCGATCTCTCCGCCCTGCTGGGCGGCGTGTCGGGCAACCTGAGCGGCACCAGCCGGGCCTTCGACGAGGCGGGCAAGAAGCTGGGCGAGGCCTTTATTCCCCTGCTGACCAACGGGATCCGCATCGTGACCAAGTTCCTGGATGTGTTCAACGATCTGCCGGAAGTGGGCAAGAACACCGTGGCCATCCTGGGTGCGTCCGCTGTCGCCGTGGGCTTTCTGGCCGGTCCGGTATCCAATCTGGCAAAGGGGTACGCCACCATTCGAGATGGTTTGAAAGGGGTCAAGGCCGCCTCCGATGGGCTGGCCTCAGGTGCACAGGCGTTGGGCGAGGGGGCCGACAACATCGCGCAGAACGCCGACGCCTACACCAATCTGGCGGAAAAAGCCCGAACGTTCTATGCCAGCACATCAGCGCGCCTCACCACCTACATCAGCAACACTCTGCTGGCCACCGGCGCCACAACCGTGTTCAGCAGAGCGTTTCTAACCGCTGTCGCCAACACCACCCTCTTCACCACTGCCCTCGGCGCGGTCACGGTAGGACTGGTGGCCGCTGTGGCTGGCGTAGCCGCACTGGCCGCTGGCGTGGGGTATTTCTCGGTCAAGCTGATCAAGGAAACCCAGGCCATCTACGATCAGATTGACGAGGCCAATCAGTCCAGCTTTGACGCCACCATGAAGCGCGTCGCGGCTCTGACCAAGGAGGGCACCGAGCTGAGCCGAGCGCAGGCCCGCGTGCTGATCATCCAGCAGCAGCTCAGTGATGCCCAGCAAGGCGATCTGGTGGGCGTCACGGCGTTCGGCGAGCGCATCTACAAGGTCAACGAGGAGGCAGTCGCGCGCTATCAGGGTGCGCTGGTGGATGCGAGAGGCGAGGTTACCCGCCTGTTCACCGAAGCGCAGCGCCGGGGCCAGCTGAACCTCAAGCTGACCGAAGATCAGACCAAAGCCGTGCGCGAGCTGCAACGGGCCCTGGAAGGCCGCGCGTTCAACCTGAAGATTGAAGGGCTGTCCGACATGCAAGCCGATCTGGCCCGCGTGGGCCGGGATTTCGCTCAATTGCGCGAGGAGTTCAAGAAGCCTTTCGTGGTGGAGGGCAAACTGATGGATCCGGCCCAGACCCCGGCCCTGCGTCAGGGACTGGCCCAGCTTGACGCCGGGCAGGAGGCCGAGCGGGCGTCGATTCGCAAGCGCTACGCCGACGAGGCCCTGGACGTCGCGAAGCGCTCGGCCGTCGAGGTCCAAGACGCTGAGATTGCAGCCATGCGGGAGGGCCAGGCCAAGAAAACGGCCCTGCGTCAGCAGGAACTCCTGGCCGTGCAGCGTGACGCCGACGAGCGGATTGCCGCCCTGGCCGACTTCCCGGAACAGCAGCAGCAACTCGAAGAGGACACCCGCCAGATCATCGCGGCCAAGCGCCGCGGCTGGGCCGAGGAAGACCGCCAGCTGACCATCGACAATGGCAGGCGTGTCGTAGAGGCCGAGAACCGCGCCGCTTCCGCCGTCATCGAGGGTATGGAAGACGGTCTGGCCAAGCGGGAAGCCCTGCGCGCTCAGGAGCTGGCCAGCGTGCGCCGGGATGTGGCAGACCGGGTGGCGGCCCTGGCCGGTGACGCGGCGGCACAGGCAGGGGTACAGGCTGCTGGCGAGCTTGAAATTGCGGCCAAGCAGAGCGAGCAGAATCGCGCTCGGCTGGCCGAGGCACGCGAGACCGCCCGACTCATCGTGGATGCCGAGACCAGCGCCCGTGACGGCACAATTGCTGCCATGGCCGATGGCCGGGTCAAGCGGGAGGCCATCCGCGCCGCTGAGCTCCTGGACCTGAAAGCCAGCATCGCTGAGAAAGTGGCCGCGCTGGCGGATGATCCCGAGGCGCAGGGGCGCGTGCAGGCCGCCGGTGACCGGCAACTCGCTGCCAAACGGCTGGAGCAGGACCGTCAGCGCGTTGCCGAGGTAAGCGAGACCGAGAAGCTGGTGCAATCGGCCCGCGACACGGCCCGCGCCGCCGAGATTGCGGCCATTCAGGACGAAGGTCAGAAGCGCCAGGCCGAACGCGAGAAGGAGCTGGCCGACTTCCAGCAAACGCTGACCGATCGGCTGGAGGCCTTGCGCGACTATCCGGCCCAGCAGCAGGCCGTCCTGGAAGCCGCGCAACAGCAAGCCCGCGCCTTGCAACAGCGCTACGCCCAGGAGGATGCCCTGGAGGCCACCGCACGCGCCCAGCGCATCGCCGACGCCTATCTGAAGGCGCAGGACGCCCAGTTCGCTGCCGAGCAGGCCGGACGCGACAACCAGGCGGCCCGCTACGAGCTGGATCTGGCGCGGCGGCTGGCCCGTGTCGAGGACAATGCGGTCCAGACCGCAGAAATCGAGGCTGAGGCGCTGGGTGAACGCGCCCGATTGGTGGAGGCTGCGGCGCAGGCCCAGTACCTCCAGGACCAGCAGCGCCTCGTGAGCAGCCGTGACCGGGCACTGAGCGATACCAAACTGAGCGCCGACGAGCGGACGGCCATCTGGCGTGAGTACTACGCCAACCTGAATCAGCTGAGCGGCGCCTTCCAGGCGGGCGAAAAACAGCGCCTCGTCCAGCAGGAAAACGACGCCCGTCAAGCCGCCGAGGCCGTGCGACTGGCCCGAGTTGGGGAAGCGAACCGGCCCGTCGAACAGAGCCAGTCCCGTGTTCAGGAGTTGCAGCAGTCGCGCGATCTGGCCGCGTCGGACGCCGAACTATTCATCATCGCCCAGCAGATCAGCGCCGAGCGCGAGAAGCAGCTCACCCTCCTGTCCCAGCAACTCGCCGGTCTGGGGGGCGTGAACCTGACAGCGCAGGAACGCGCTGCCGTGGAGGAGAAGATCAGAAGTATTCAGCACGATCAGGCCCTGGCCCTGAAAGACCAGCAGGCCCAGCAGCAGAGCCTGCGCGTAAGCGCCCTGGACCGCCGGGACGCCGAGGCGCAGTACGCCGAAAAGGTGGCCCGCACCGCCGGTGAACTGGAGGCCGCCCGCCAGAAACAACTCGCAGTCGCCCAGGCCCGGCTGCGGGAACTGGACGGTCAGATCGCTGCCGAAGGCCAGGAGGAGAAACGCAACGCCCTGGTGGCGCAGCGCTTCATCCTCCTGGGGCAAATAGCAGACCTGACACAACAGGAGGCCAGCGCTCCCATCGACGCTGACGAGCGCCGGTTGAAGCTGTACCAGGCCCAGGCCCAAACCCGGCTGATCGCCAATGGCCTCGCCGATAACGAGGCGGCCACCGCCCAGCTCACCCTGCAGATCGCCGCGCAGGAACTGCTAATCGCCAACCGCCGCGTGGAAGCGGCGGGCAACCAACTGGCCCTGGAAGCGGCCCAGACCGAACAGGCCCAGGCCCGACTGGCGTTCGCCCAGGCGTACGCGGCAGCTCAATCCAAAGTCCTCCAGGCGCCCACCCCACAGCCCCTATCGGCGCCCAGCATCAGCGCACCCCAGGACCCGCGCAAGCGGCAACAGGAGCTGCGTCAGCAGGCCCTGGACGATCTGGGCCGCGAGTTGGAGTTGCAGAACAAATTGCAGGACGTGGCCGAGGCCCGGAGTAGGGGGCTCGCCCAGCTCGCCGGAAGCGCCGACGACGCGGTCGCCAGCGCGGCGCTGGAGCTGCGGCTGACCCGCGAGCGGCTGGACCTGACCGAGGCCCAGCTGAGCCGGGACGATCTGGGGGCGGCGGGCCGCGCGGCACTGGGCCAGAAGCGAATTGAACTGCTGCTTAAAGAGGAGGAACAGCAGCGCAAGCTGAATGAAACCCGACTGGCCGCAGCCCGATTGACCGAGGTGCTGGAACTGGCCGAGGGCCGCCTGGCCGAAGCACTGGCTGGAGGGAGCGCCGAGTCCAACCGAGTCACGGTGGCCACCCGCCAGATTGCCGAATCGCGCCGCGTGCTGACCGCCGCCGAGCGGGACTATGCCCAGGCCAGACGGGATGCGGAGCAGGTCGGCAGTTCGGCCAACCTGGAGAAATTGAAGACGGCCACCGACGCCGTAGCGGACGCAGTGGGCAACCACCGCAGCGCTGTCCGCAATCTGGCCAACGAATACCGCACGCTGATCTCTCAGATGGACGGGGTCCGCGACGCCGGCGACAAGTTGCGGCAGGTGGCTTATGGGGACACCGCCCCCTTCAACGCCGCCAGAGAGCAAGAGCGTCTGGCGGCGATCGCCCAGCGACGCGACGCGGCTCAGCGTGAACTGGCGCAGGCGCTCTCCGGCGGTCAGCCCGAACAGATCGCCCGCGCCACCGAGGAGCTGACCAGACAGCAGGAACGCTACACCCGTCAGATTGAGGTGCTGGGCAAGAACGGCGTCCGGGTGTCGGATCTCGGCCAGCGCGAAACCCAGCGACTCTCCAACGTGGTGGACGCTCTGGGCATCCAGTATGACCGTGAGGCCGTGACGCTGGCTGAGCGAGCCCGCATCATCGATCAGGAGGCCGAGAACGCCCTGACGCTCCAGGGGGCCGCCGAGACGTTCGACGCAGGAACAGACCGGCTGGTGGCGGCCCTGGAAAGCACCGTGGCCAGCCTGACCGCCGCCCTGCAACAAGACAGCCTGGAGCGGCAGCAGCAGACCCTGGTGGACCGGGAAATTGCCGGACGGGTGGCTGCTCCTGCAGTGCCTACCCTGCCCCCGCGCGTGGTGACCGCCCCGGTCACCCCTTTCACCTTTGATCTCAGGGCGCTGGACCAGCTCGCATCCAGGCTCGCTCCCCCCAAACTGCCGGAAGTGCAGCCTGTCATGGTCACGGGTGACGCTGCCCGGTCTATCGGCCGGGAGGTAGGCCGGGAAGTCGTCGGCTCGCTGGCCAGTGCGAGGCCCAGCGCCACCGCTCCAATCAACAACTACGCCGGAGACACCTACCACCTGACCGTCAACGGTGCGCCCGGCCAGTCGCCAGAGGTGGTGGCCGACATCGCCATCCGGAAACTTGAAGACCGTGCCCGGCGTTCCGGGCGGAGGTGCCCGCCATGAAACGTTACCAACTGACCATCGGCGGCGTCGAACTCAACCCCACGGTGCCGCCCCAGGCAGTGAGGCGCACCGGCGGCGGGCGCAGCGTGATGGAGGCCGTGAGCATCAACGGCACGGTCATGCACACGCGCGGCCACCGCACCGCCCGCCGCATTCAGATCACCTCTCCTGGACCGGAATGGGTCCTGCTCTCAGACCAGGTGGCCGCGTTGCAAGCGCTGACTGCTGGCGCTGCCTTCACGGTCACATTTGGAGAGGGCTACGAGACAGCGGGCACCTTCACCGGCTGCCTATTTGACGGCGACGCTGTCTTCGAGCCGAAGCGCCAGAGCGCGTACGCCAACTACAACTTCACCATCTACATTCCCCAGGAGGCATGATGCCCAGAGCAGTTGAATTGCACGCCGCCGACGGCACGCCGCTGGCGGCTTTTGACTTCGGGACTGTGCTGCCCGGCACCAGCAGCGCACCCGTCCCTATCCGCTTCCAGAACACGGGCACGGTGGGCGTGAACATCAAGGTCTGGGTGGAGAACGCGGCCACCTCGGACGGCGCCCTGAGCTTGAGCTTCGGTGCGGTGGGCGTGACCGCGCTCACCGAGGCAGACGCCGATGACCTGGGCATCCTGGCCCCCGGCGCGGTCCTCTCGGGCGAGGCCAGTTATGTGGTTCCCCCCGAGAGCGAGGGCGTCATGCAGGCGCAGTCCGTTCTCAAGTTCAAGTACGGCTAAGCCATGCCGATTCTGATTCTCGGCGGAGGCCCCGCCAGCGATCCGTCCGGCTTCATTCAGGGGCCGCCCGCGACGTTCACGGCCGCCACTGCTCAGGTGGTGACGCGCGGCGCCCTCTTCGTAGCCCGCTCCAGCCCGGACTACATCACCAGCAGCGTCCCGTTTCAGGCCCAGAGCTTGCCGCTGGCGGTCACGTACGGCGGGGCGGCCACTCTCTATCACGCGCAACTCAGCGGACTGCCCGGGCCGGTCCTGTCCTGGGACTACAGCCACACCGGGCAGGACGAGGAACTGACGGCCGTGGTGCGCGGCCTGTTCGGCACGTCCATGCCGACGGTCATCCTGAACGCCGAGGCGCAGTCGGCGGGCGGCAGCACCCTGGCACGGCTGCCCACGCGGACCTTTCAGAACATGGGGCAAGAACCCCAGGAAGATGTGGGCGCCTTCCGGACCACCTTCCGGTTCAAGGAGAGCGTGGCCACCATCCTCAAGCGCCTCCCGCTGGAAGAAATGATCCACTGGAAGCAAAACCCCACGCCAGACCCCTGCCTGAACGTGCGCCAGCGGCAGAACATCAGCACCCTTGTCCACGAGATTATGCGGCGGTACGGCGATTTCTCGCTGGAGTTCGATCCGCTGGCTAAGTCGTTTTTCGAAGAGGGGCGCAAGGAATTCAGCACCGAGGGCTTGACACCAATGGACGTGTGGGACGCGACGTATGGACTACTGGGCATGGGGATCTACATGCTGCCGGACCCACAGGCCCGGCGCTTCGTGGGCCGGTTTGCGGACCCGGTAGACACACGCGGCGGACCGTACATTTCGCCGGACTGGATCACCCAACTGTCGCAGGGGCGCGAGCTATTGCAAACGCCCGTCCGGTTGACCCTCACGGGCGCCGATCAACCGCTGCCGCTCAAGCCCGAGATCATCCTGGCCATGCTCGGCAGTGACCCGGCCGCTGCCGAGGTGGCGCGCGAACTGCTGCCGGAACAGGAGTGGTATGACCCGCCCGAAAGCGCAGGTACAGCGCGCATCCAGCGCGGGTACAAGAAAAGCGGCGGCCAGATGGTTTCAACCGTTGAAATCACCACCGACGACATTGAGGTCAATGAGACGGTGGGTGACGAGCCGTTCTACCGGCTGTGGCGTGGCGTCGCCACCGGATACAAGCGCAGCCGGACCACCTATGACCCCGCCTGTCCGGGGCGGCCCATGCTGGAGATCACCGAGAGCAAATCCTGGGCGTTCGACGCGCAGACCGTCGGCGGGAGCTTTCAGGTCTACGGCCCAGGCCTGTACCGCAGTCTCTCCGTGGGCGACCTCGTCTCGGACGAAACCACCGTGACCACCTACCGCTACAGCCCGCAGGGGTATCTGGCGGCCAAGACCACGTCCACCCGCCGTCTCGCCAGTCTCAAGCAGGACGGCGCCGAACTGACCCCTGACGAGCGCGGGCCGCTGGAGGCGCGCGAATACACTGTCACGACTCAGACCGAACAGTGGCAGCCGATTGGGGGCGGGCGCTGGCTGCATACCCCCGGCGTCAGCGGGCAAACGCTGGTACCGGTCTACGATGCCGAGAGCGGCGAGGCCATCCGTACGGCCAGCGTCGCCCGTGCCTCGCCGGACGCGCCGCGCATCACCGATCAGGCCCCGCCCAGCTACGACTGCAACGCCTGTGACCTCAAGGAGATTCTGGACCCGACAGGCGCAGTGTTCCGTGTGGGTGACGCGGGCTTTGCGGACGCCCAGGAGACGCAGATTGCCTTCCTCGAACCCGAGGCGCTGATTCCCGTAGGCACGCTGCTGCTGGCCCGCGACTGGGGCCGCCTCATCACGAGTCTGAGCGTCCCACTGCCGCTGGGCTACCTGCCGGGAACGTGGGTGTCGTTTGGCGAGGGTCAGGACTCCGGGCGCGTACGCGAGTTGCGAATGGGTCAGGCCGAGGGGGAGACGGTCATCACCTCCACTCTGACCCTTTCGCGGCCCGATTACCTGCTGGGCAAGCCGAACCAGGCGGCGCGCGATGACCTGCTGGCCGACTACGCTTCCGGGCGGGCCGTCATGCTGGCCGGCAAGCCGGGAGGGGCGCTGGCCCGCATCGTACGCGGCTGGAATGTCACGGCGGTCCAGCCCATCACCGAACTGGGCTTTATCGCCTTCCGCACCGGCTTTCCGCCGCGTCCGGGCGACGAGATCGAATGGAAGCTGGTGCGCGGCCAGCGGGAGGCCACGGGTGCGCGATGACCTGATTGGACTGATTCTCGGATGTGGCTGCCGGAAGCGGTGCTGCTGCGGCGAACCGGAAGCCCGCGCCCCCGAGCCGCAGGGGGGCAACCTATTTCAGCAGGCCGGACGCGGCACGCCGCCCCTGCATGTTCCGGAGGATTCTCCCTTTATCCCAGTGATTCAGTCGTTTGACTCGCCGCAGCGGCCGGGCCACTGGGGGCAGCCCCATTTGCCGGGGGTGGACCCGGACGGGACGTTCACCGGCACGGGCGGCAGCGTGGGGGAGGCGGTGGCGGTGCTGGACGACGGCAGCCTGTTGCCGGTCAGTTCCGTGGTGGTGGACCACGCGGCGCGGACCCTGAGCTTTCCGCGCATCGTCAGTCAGGTCAACGATGATCCGGATACCACGGCGATTGAGTGCAGCAAGCTGTCCAGCGACGTCTTGAACAGCGACGGTGATCTGGCAGGCGACCCGCGCTACCGGCCCGTCGGGTGGACCGTACAGAGCGGGACGTGGGGGCAGACGACGTATCAGACCCGGCTTTACCACTATGCGGGCGGCTTTACGGACCTGGACGACGCGCAGGCGATCGCCACCTCGGGCAGCGTCCGCTACGGGCGACTGATGACGGGAGGCGTGGTGCTGGACCCTTACCGCCTGATTGAGTTCTGGGATCAATGGGGGGAGGTGGACCCCCGCAGGCCCCTGCTGACCTTGTGGCGGCGCTACCGGCGCGTGCAGGGGTACGGGGAAGTCATCGGGGGCAGCCCGGACTGGGGCACGATTACGGCCACGGTGCAGGAGCGCACGCTGGGCGACTGGGAGAGGGATGGCGTGACTCCGTACTATCCAGAGGTCCGCACGGTCCAGACGAGCAGCCAGCTGTACTGGGTTATCAGCTCCGCCCCGACGGCGCCGCCGCCGCCACCCGGTCAGCGCTGGGCCAGCCCGGACGGGCAGGTGACGGTGTTCGGTCCCTACACCGATGACCACGCGGACCTGACCGATTCCGAACTGACTGCTTACGGGCACACCTTCGCCGGGGGCAGTTGGGCGGCGCTGTGCGGGCCGGTGGTTACGCCTGAGAGGCAGACAGGCGGCCACCCCGAGCCGTGGATCTTGCACGAGTTGGGCAACGTCATCACGCGCATCACTCCGGACGGGGAGGCCCAGACGATGAACCGCGCCGACTTCGAGGCGCAAACCCTTCGCCTGAATGACCGGGCCTTTCTGCGCTTCAATCCCGTCGGCACCCTGTTCAACACCTGGCCGCCTCAGTGGGCCTTTGCCGAATGCGGCAGAGGCGACACGCTGGAACAGGTGCGGGCGGTGGCACTCCATGACCCGTGGCGTGACAGCGTGAAGGCGCAGGTGCCCGAGGGGACAACGCTGCCGCCGTGGTGGTTCTGGCCGGCGCGCCCCCGGCGACGTCCGCCCGCCGCCGTCTCGTCCGCCCCGCTGGGGCTGGCGCTGGCCGACGTGCTGGAGGCCGCTGGCGGCACAGACCCCGGAGGCAGTTCATGAGAGACGAACGGTTGCGGCGCGGGCAGGCGCCCTTGCTGCTGCCCACGACGGTCCTCATTGACGGGAAAGCGTCGGCGTCAGCGGTGCAGGCCCTGGCCAAGCGCATTCTCTACCCGCCTGCCGGGTGGCCCGAGGAACTGGATGACCGGCGTCAGGTCAGGGGCAAGCTGACGGTGACCTTCGCCGGTGAACTGCCCGGCGGGGGGCGTGCGGTGCTGCTGCTGCGGGCCAGACAGCGCAGCGTCCCCCTGATGGACTCGCAATTCGGTCTGTTGCAACCACTCGGACACAACGCGGGGGCGCGCGGGTGGCAGCCCTTCGTGTTGCCGATAGGCCTGCCCCTGACGCCCGACATGACCATTCAGTTCAACATCAATGCCCCGTTGTCCCGCCTGCTGCTGGGGCGCGGCTAAGGAGACGCATGTATACACCGAATCCGATTATTTTTCTGGACACCCCGGCAGAAGGCATGGTCCTGGCCGTGGGCGCAGGGCGCGGCGGACTGGCCGGATACATCTTGTTGGGGCAGGAGGGCGCGGCGGCCACCGTGGAGGTCAGCGCGGACGGTGGTGGGTCCTGGGCGGCCCCAGCCTTCCCGCACACCCTGGCGGACGGCGAACAGCTGCGCCTGACGCGGACGAGTGGCCTGACTGCCGCCTCGACGCTGCTGGCGCTGGTGCCAGTGGACGAGGGGGAAGCACCCGGCGGTGACGGTCCCCCAGCCAATACGGGCGGCGTCCTGGCTAACGGCGTGCCAGTCGCAAACGTCAGCGCCGAGTGGAGTACCCGCCCCGACGGCGGACAGGCCATCTTCAGCGCCGAGATTCCAGAGGGGATGACCTATCTCGTGGTCAACATTGAGGGGGGGGTTGGGGCCAGGGATATTGGTGCCCGTTATGGCGCTCCGGACGCACCCCCTGAAATCAACTCCATTGATGATCCAGTGGGGACGGATCACATCTTCACCCTGGACAACCCGCAGGCAGGCACCTGGTACATCTACGTGGCAGACCACTATGAGCCGCCCGCGACAAGCGGCGCGACGCTGACCGTGACCTGGGGCTGACCACCCCCTGCGCTACCGCGCCAGCAGCGGCACGGTCTACCGCCTTGCCATGACGCCTGAAGTCTGAGCCCGATCCGCCCCAGCCCCCTGCCACCGAGCCGGGGGCTGACCTCTTGGAGGTACCCACATGGGATTCCTGGACAAGCTGAAATTGAAAGACTGGCTGAGCGCGAAGAACGCGCCCACCCGCAAGGCCGTGCTGTACACGGTGGACGACGCGACGGGCGAGGCCGTGCCGGTGGCCGCCGGGCAATTGGGTGGTGGTGGCACGGCCTCAACAGTAACTGCAACCTACCCGCCCGAAGCCCTGGCGGTGGGCGCGGCGGACGCCAGCCTGACGGTGCCGGATGGCGCCAACCGCGCCCTGATAACCGTCACCGTTGGAACGGCCCGCTTGGGCCTGGGCAGCCCAGCTAGCGCCCCGGTGTACGCCGTGGGTGAGGGAGTTGGGATCAGCGGGGCGCAGCTCGCGGCCCTGCGCCTGGTACGGGAGGGCCCGGCGGACGCAACCGTGCGCGTGGACTACTGGAGGGAAGCATGATCCCTCTTCGTAAGACTCCAGGTGCGGGCACGTCCCTGCCCGCAGGCGGCACGTCGGGGCAAGTGCTGGCGCAGACGAACAGCGGGCTGGCGTGGGTGGATGCGCCGACGGAAGGAGTAGTGCCTCGCCTTTCTGCACAGCCAGCGGGGAATGCCGCGCTGCCGCGTAGTGGAGTCATTACCCCCACAATTTTTCAATTCAACAATGTGGCCTGGGAGTTCACCCCCACTGCCGACATCACAATCACGGGCGTGGATTATCTTGCTGGGCCATCTGGCAGCTCCGAGGCGGACGTCGCTTTTTACATATGGGATGTTGAGACTCGAGTCAATTTGCCCATCAGCGGCAACGTCGCAATCGCTTCCAACAATTACAGGGTGATATTCGATACCCCAATTGCGTTGACCGCTGGGAAAAAGTACCGAATAAATGAGCAGACAACCAGCGCAAATTCGCGCACGTCCAGCACGCAGCCCATTTTTACTGGGATGCCCTATGACACGGCGACGTTGTACATGTCCAGCCGGATTGATGGCCGATACCCCAACGAGCCGATTTCGACGGCTGACTATGGCTACCCGCCATTTGACCTGTTGATTCAAGTCCCAGCGAATCCGAAGGGCGTCATCGGCCCGCTAGACCCAGCCGACATGCCCCACGTCTCAGACCTTGCCCTCCTCCCCAATGGTGGCCAAGCACTTTACACGGGCGTCACTCCTCCCCGCCCGGTGTACCGCGCTCCTGACGGCACCCTGTACTACGGCCCGGCATACAGCCACCAGCCCTAACGCCCGGCCTGACCAATCTAGGCTAAACCCCGTTGCCCTCGCCCTCAAAGCGGGGGCTTTCCTGTGAGCCAAAAAGGAAATCATGACCAAAACCACCCGCGCCTGTCTGCTGCTGCCGCTGCTGCTTATGGCTTGCCAGAGCCCACAGAAACAGGCCAGCACGCCCCGCACCCTGCTCACGCCGCCCCAGACCACCAGATCGCCCACCGTGCAGGTCAACGGCCAGCCCCTGGCGAGCGGCGTGACCCTGAACCCAGGCGACACCATCATGATCACGCTGCCAGCCACGCCGCCGGTGGTGGTGACGCCGGCCCCAGTGCCCCCGGCACCCACCCCCACGCCGCCCCCGGCGGGCACCTGGACGGCCCTCGCCAAAGAGGCCGAGAAGTTCACCCTCACCGCTCCCAGCACCGTGCGCTACGGCACCGGCGATACCTGGAACGTCCGGGAGGGGCTGACCGGCACGCTGACCTGCGGCAACGCCCTGTTCGGCGATCCGGCGGTGGGGAAAACCAAGTACTGCCAGCTGTTCGTGCCCGCACCGCCCGCCGTGGTGGTCCCGCCGCCCTTCGACGGCCCGCTGACCATCACCACGGGCGGCACCTACAGCGGGCGCTGGGAGAGCCAGGACCCCGCCGTCCCCGCCGTGACCGTCAAGACCGCAGAGCCGGTGATCCTCGAAAACTGCGCCGTCAGGGGACCGGGCCACCTGATCTCCGCCCGCTGGGTGCATACCCGGCTAACGGTGCGCGGGTGCGAAGGCCAGGACACCAGCGACGAGACGGCAGGGCGCTTCCTGGCCGTCGAGGGTGCGGTCTCGTTGGTGGTCGAGGACAACGTGCTGCGCCGCACGGGCGGCATCTACCTGAACAGCATGGACAAGGCGCAGACCGAGAACCGGCTGGAGATCACCGGCAACCGCGCCTACGACATCAACGGGTTGAAGGCAGGCGGCAAATCCTACGTGCAGTTCTTGCAGCTGAACAATGTGCAGGACCAGAGCGGCCTGATCGCCTGGAACCGCGTCGAGAACCGCCCTGGGGACTCTGCCGTCGAGGACGTGATCAACCTCTTTGACACTTCGGGCAAGCCGGGCGCACCGATCAGCATCCACAACAACCTGATCATCGGTGCGTACGGCACGCCTCCGGAGAGCGGTTACAGCGGCGGCGGGATCATGCTGGGCGACGGTGACGGCGCCGAGCTGGAGGCTGTGGGCAACACAGTCATCGAGACCAGCAACTACGGGGTGGCCTCTGCTGGAGGCAAGAACATCCTGATCAAGGGCAACACCGTGCTGGGCCTCGGCAAGCTGCCGGACGGCACCATCCTGGACGCCAATCCAGATGCGGGCATCTACGCGCGCAACTATTCGGGGTCCAAGACCTTCGATCCGAAAACCATCACCGTGGTGGACAACCTGGTGGGCTGGGGCCGGCCTAAACCCGGCAAGCCGGACGCCAGCTGGAACTACAGCGTGACGGCAGGCACCAGCACCAACAACCGGACCGTCGTGCCCACTGAAGCGCTGATCGCCCAGGCCGTACGCAACTGGGAGGCCGCCTATGCGGCGCGGTAAGGCAACCCTGACGAGCAAGCTGCTGTCCGCCGCCCTGTTAACCGGGGCGGCGCTTTCGTGGCCTGCACTGGCCGCCCTGAATGTTCCCGCCAATCCACCCAGTGACCTCTTCTGTCAGCCGCTGGTCTTCCGTGATCAGGTGCTCGGCATCGGGTATCAGGCCGTGATCCGCGCGGCCCCTGGCTGCCAGAAGGCCACGCTGGTACGCAAGGAAAATTTCTTCACCGGCTCCACTGAGCCCCCCCTCCTGATTCCTGTGGGCGAAGTGCGGCGGGTCTGGCTGTTCACGCACCGGCTGACCTACACGCTGGATCGCCAGACCTGGCGGCGGGCGGTGGTGCGCTGATGGAACGCCCGATGTACAGCCGCTGGGACTTGCTCAATCCCACCAACATCCTGGCCATCCTGCTGTTCGGGATGGCCTTCGTGGTGTACCACCGCCCAGCGATGCCCATCCTCTACCAGGGCTACTCGCAGTTCACGACGATCATGCCGTGGGCGTGGTGGGGGTGGACGGCTGCGGGCATCGCCCTGCTGCTGCTGCTTTCCCCGCGTGCTGGTCCGCTGCGCCTGCTGGCACACGCCTTGTGCGGCACCTACCTACTGGCGGTGGCCGCGTCCTTCGGCGGGGCGAACGGCATCGCGTTTGGCGTCACCACCTTCACCATCCTGGCGGGGGCCAGCGCCCTGCTGTTTGCCCGAACGGCGGTCCACTGGGCCGCACAGTCGAGTTGGTGGGCGCAGACGGTGCGCCGTCCGCCCCGCTGGCTGCGACGACTGGCAGGAGTGCCCAAGCCCCGGCATCACGGGCCGCGAGGCCTTCGTCGCCTGAGGGGCATCTCGAACAAGAGGCGAGGTGGATAGCGTGGATTTGACCCCCGTGATCAGCCAGATCATGAAGGGCGGGCCGGCAGCCATCGTGCTCAGCATCCTCTACGGCCTGGCCATGCTGGTGCGCGAGATCCGGGGCGGCAAAGTCTCCGCGGGCCAGAACGCTGACCTCGTGGCCCGTGTCGGCGCGCTGGAGACTGAAATGCAAAAGATCAAAGACTTGCTCGAAGAAGCGCAGGGCGAGGCCCACCGGCTGCGCTACCAGCGCGATCAGGCGCGCGTCCGAGTGGAATACCTGGAGCAGCTGCACAACGTTCAGCCCCGCACGAAATGGCCGGAAGAGGAGGACTCGTGATCACCCCCGAATTGGTCCGCGCGCTTGGCCCTCGCCTGAGTCCAGAGCGCGCCGAAGAACTGGCCGCGCCGCTGGCGGCCGCCGCGAAGACCGCTGAAATCGACACCCGGTTGCGCGTCGCGGCTTTCATGGCGCAGGCCGCCCATGAGACCGCCGGATTCCGCTACCTGACCGAGGTGTGGGGGCCAACCGCCCAGCAGCTCCGGTACGATCCGGCCAGCGGCTCCAGCCTGTCGCGCACCCTGGGCAACCTCCAGCGAGGTGACGGCTTCACCTTCCGGGGGCGCGGCATTTTCATGCTGACGGGGCGGCACAACTACCGCCTGTACGGCGAACTGCTGCGCCTGCCCCTGGAAGCGCAGCCGGATCTGGCCGCCCGCCCGGACGTTGCGGCCACTACCGCCACCACCTACTGGACCCAGCGTGCGCTGACCGCGTTCGCCGACGTGGGGAACTTCCGCGAGATCACCCGGCGCATCAACGGCGGGTACACCGGCTGGCCGGATCGGCTGCGCCTGTACAACCTGGCGCTGTCCTTGCTGCCCGAGACACCGCCGCGCGTGCTGCTGGTGGATCTGGCTGGCAACACGGTGGAGTGGAGCGGCCGCCCTGACCGGTTCGGCGACATCGTGCTGTCGCCTGCCCTGATTGCCCAACTCAGGATCGTCTACGCCTCGCCCGGTGGACCGTGGAGTTACCCCGGCCTGCGGGTGTGGGTTCGCCGCAGTGGGGACATGGTGCTGGAGCGTGCCCCCACGTAAGCCTTTGCACCACACAGAATCGGCCAAAAGCGGAGCGCGTGGTCTTGATTCCACGACTGTTGACCTTCTGCCGCTCCTGAAAAGCGTTGATCAACGCGTTCAACCCAACTTGGATGTGCCGCCAAGAATCATTTCCTCAAGTGCCCTCAGCCGCTGAAACACGTCCTGATTCACTGCCACTGACCGCTCGTAAAAATCCTCCTCGTCAAGTTCGGGTGGGCAGGCATTCAAGATGACGGTCAATGACAGGCTCTGATACGAATAGGTAACCTTGAGGTCTCCAGTCATGTGGCCAGTGATCTTGAACCATTGCGCATCCCAAAACACGGGGTAGGGCGCGTCGTGGTGATCGTCATCGATGATGTACACCTCAAGCCTGTTCGGGAAATGGACCAGTCCTAAAACGGCATATCGCTTTCCCACCGTCAAGCCTTCGGTTTTACGGATACACATCGCAATCATCTCCATTCTCCGCTCCTTTGACGACGGTAACAGACCTGCTTGATTTCTCGCCGACACGTTCAACTATCGAGCCCCTAACCTACCCACCCAATCCGTCGCCCGTCTCTGCGTCAGGCCCGCCAGTGTGCGGGCCGTTTTCATTCCGCCGGAGGAACCCCTTTGAGGAAATACCCCCTGTCCATCCTCGCCCTGCTCTTGATCAGCATAGCCCTCGCCCAGGACGCCATTCCCGGCGTGCCGTCCGAGTACCAGGCAATCGTGACGCTGATCGTCAGCCTCGCCACCGGCTACGTGGTGCTGGCGCTGACCGCCATCTGCAAGAAGTGGTTCGGCACGAAAGGGCCAACCACCGTAGGGGTCAGCGCCGCGCTGTCCCTGCTGGCAGGATTCGGCTTCACCGCTTACGCCGCCCTGGCCGTGCGGGGTGACCTGCCGTGGACGCAGGCCCTGCTCTCCGCCGCGCTGGGCTTCATCGGCGCGAACGGTGCCTACATCGCCCGTGTGTTCGCCGCCTCCAGCGCACTCAAGACAGCCGCCGCCGAAGGCGCAAAGGACTCCGCATGAAAATTGATCTCTCTACCCTCCAGCAGCTCGCGGGCGTTCCAGACCTCATCAAGGAAGTGCTAGCCGCTTTTGCTCATGCGCCGACGGTAGTGCAGGACCCCCGGTTCCTGCTCAGCCTGGTCCGCAGCGGCGTCGACGTGGCCGCCGCCCCCGACGACGAGGGCCGCCGCGAAGTCATTCAGATTGCCGTGGCCCGCATCACCCGCGAATTCTCCTGAGCGTGCCCTGCTGCGCTCTGCCCCTTCCTGGAGTCACCATGAAAAAGAACCTGATTTTGACCTGCATCCTGCTTTCCGGCGTCGCACTCACGTCCTGCGCCCCCACCGCCCTTGTCGGCACTGCGGCGGGTGCGGCTCAGTCCACCCAGGCCAGCTACACCGCCGCCGGCGGTCTGTTCATGCTGAAGAATGCGGATCCGGTCCCGGCTTTAAAGATTGTGCTGGTGCTGGACGGCGTGACCACTACGGACCCACGCTGCAACCGGACCACAGACGGCATCACGTCGTGCCGCCTGGGCGACGTGCCTGCCAACGGGGTCACACAGGCGCTGGCGTTCACGGGCAAGATCGTGAGCGGCTCGGTCACCTGGCGCACGCCAGAGGGCAAGCTAAGGGCGCTGCCCGTCGTGCCTCAGTAACGGACAAGACAGGCGATTGAATGCCCCCACCCCGGCCATGTGGCTGCGGGTGGGGGCTTTTTTTCGTTAAATACATCAGGAGGACCAGTGGTAAAACCCAAGCTCTAGATTTATAGCTGCTTTAAATAATGTTCATGAGCTTCTGAATCCATGAATGCAAACGATAAGCCGTTGAAAGTAAAAATGCCCTCTAGTTTATCACCATCTCTAGTCCAGCCAATATGATTATCGGATTCAGATTGGATAGCAGAAATTCTCTGTAGTCCTGCATTAATCATGGCGCGCCTCGTTGCCAGTGCCAACGATTCCATATATTTTTTCTGTTTAAATTGCTTTATTTTCTGACGTTTGTAGGCAGGTATTTTAAAAGCATTTTGCAAGCCCTTCAATTCTTTTCGATACAGCTGGCGGAAATTCAATCCTATAAACTCTACCCTTCCTTGAGATTCGACGATTTGGATACGTGCGATAGGCAGGGCAAAATCGATCCAACCAATGCCGTGTTCTGCAAACACCATCATCAAATCTTCGGCGAACTTTTCAAAGATGGGCAGGTGGGACTCATTGCTGATTTTAAAAATATCAGCAACCGTAGAGTCTATATCTTTCCAAAAACCTGCTTCGTCAAAATGAAATTCTTCTTTTTCGGCATTACTTCCATCTTGCCAGCTGCGAATTTTTTCAGTGAGCTCGCTTTTACTCAGCTCCCCTCTAGCAGTAGATAAAGCCATATTACGGAGTTCATCAATTGGAATAGGGACGGCCCCATTTAACTCGAGGAAGATTAATGTAGACGTTACGGCAGTACGCTTATTTCCTTTGACAAACGCGTGATTGTTGGTTAAGTGATACAAATAGGCTGCCGCCTGACTCGAGAGGTCAGGGTGGAGGTATTCGCCAAACATAGAGCACTGGGGCATAGCGACTGCCGATTCTAGTTGTTCGATGGTCCGTAACCCAGGCTCGCCGCCAAATCTTGCTATTTCGGCATCGTGGATGTCGCTCACTTGTTGAACAGTCAAAAAGAGCGTCATCTATGGGTTAATCATCGACTAGCGTTGCCAGGATCGCATGGTGCTTTTCCATGATTCTTTCATGAGCCTCTCTGACTCGATCATCGGGCGCTGGCTGGATCACCATTTTTGCAGTGTGAGCATTGCGCTTTGCCACTGCGTTGCCCGAGTCGCGCTTACGATTGGGTGGTGGGATTTTAGCCATGCGTCCTCCTCTATCCTCACTATATCGGTAACAGGGAGGATAGAAGGTTATCCAGTCCCCTGATTGCTATCAAAACGAAGGATACCCCTTTGACCTGTCGCCCCCCCCCGCTATCCTCCCCCCATGCACCCCGCCAGCCTCACGGCCGCCGAGATCGCCGATCAGCTCGCCCGGATGTACGCTGCCGATCACGGCCTCTCGGATGATGTCCCCACGCCTGAGGAGCGCACCGCCCTAGCCGACTATCTGGGCTGCCACGAAGAGGCCAGGGCAGAGGCGTGGGCGGCCTGGGCAGCGGAGTTGAATCCGACAGAGCGGGACGCCGCCGAGTACTGGCTGGACGTCGAGTTCGTCGAGCCGTGCCCCGAGGGGCAGCCCGCCTCAGAATGAGGGCGGCCGATAGTCTGAGTCCTCCGCGTGCAGCAGTTCCACGAAGACCCCGGCCAGCACCGCGTCGAAGTGCCGCCCCGCCTGCGCCGTGATCTCGTCCAGCGCCGCCTCCGGACTCCACGCCGCCTTGTACGGCCGCTCGCTGATCAGCGCGTCGTACACGTCGCACAACGCAAACAAGCGCCCCGCCAGACTGATCTCCCGGCCCGCCTTGCCCGCCGGGTAGCCGCCCCCATCCCAGCGTTCGTGATGATCGCGCACCACGTCCAAGGTCACGTCCGGCAGTTCGCCCAGCGCGGCCACCATCCTGATCCCCTCTGCAACATGCGAGCGCATCACCGTCCACTCGTCGGCGGTCAGCCGGCCCGGCTTGAGCAGCACCGTGTCGGGCATGGCAATCTTACCGATGTCATGGAGGTACGCCCCCCAGCGCAGCGCCCGCGTCTGCGAGGGCGACCAGCACAGTGCCCCGGCCATCCGCATGGCCAGGGCAGCGACGCGGTCTGTATGGCCTTTGGTCTCGCCGTCCCGGACCTCCAGGGCCACGCCCATGACCCGCAACTGGACCTCGCACACCTCGCTGGCCCGCTCGATGGCCGCCAGGCGCTTGACCAAGCGCAGTTGGGCCTGGACCAGTTCACCCGCATTCAGGTCCGTGAAGATCCTCTGAGAGCGTCCGTCCGACGTCAT